AAGGAAGCCCAAACGCAAGGACCAAATAGATAAAAGAAACAAGAATGACGCCCCAGAAAACGTGCGGTCCCGTGGCGTATAAACTAAGCCAATCTGCCCAGTCGGTAAGGCCCCATTTTCGAGCCCACGCCGCATAGTTTTTGGCAAAATCGTCGGGGCCAACCGATCCAAAGAAAATGGTCATTGGGAGAATGATCCCCAATGGAGGCGGCATCGAACCGTCATTGGTTTTTGTTTCTCAGGTATCAGCGTGTATTCGGTCGCTCGCGTCGCAGATCACCTCGGCGAGCGCTAGTTTCTCATCGGGGTTGCCCCACACCGTCCCAATCTTGCGGCCGTTCGCATCAAGCAGATAGACAAAACCTTTGCCTTCGTGCTGGCCAATGGGAGCATTGGTTGAATAGCTCCACGGCGTCGGCGGGAGGTGAGTGCGTTTTGTCATCGACAATGCGTCTTTCCCTTCATCTCCACCAAGTGATTATTGAGGCGGTCACTCAGTGCCACCTTAAGGTTCCGCAATTCAACTTCCGTCATGTTGTTCTCCTGTCTGCGGTGACTGACGCAGAGTGAATTAGCGCGTGACCGCGCAATCTTCTGCGGCGGGCATTAACTCTCTTTCTAACTGTCGGACTAGCGCCTCGATCTGCACCCGCGACATACACTCGTCGCAATCATCTTGCTCACCGCAGTTGCAATCTTCTTTCGCGGCTAGGTCACCTGGGTAGGCTCGGCATAGAGCCACGAACAACGCCTTGGATGATGGATCGAGCGGGTTGCGTTCGATCAGCCATTCCCGTGCGGCGTCAAGCACCTTGCGTTCTAGGTCCACTAAGTTGCTCATGTTTTCCTCGTGTCGTGACGGATGCAGAGTGGATTATGGTCTATTTTTATCGCGCCACGCGCGCATCCTTTCGGCACAGTCAAGCGCCTCGGCGACCATCACTAGGTCACTTTCCGGCCTCTCGTCGATCAGAACTAGGCCGCGTCGATACTCGGCCCATTTCTCGACGGTGGCAGGCGCTGAAATATCTCGCGCGAGTAGAATGAACATCGGCTCATCCGGCTCCGCTTTTGCGTAGCAATCGAATTTTCCGGGGTTGTTTTTGGTACCCATTCTCGTCTCTCCTGTTTTAGTGCGCAGCTTCTATCTGTGCTTTCAGCCAATCATTAATTCTGGCGTCTTGCGACAGACCTAAACTCGCGGTCATATTGAACCCCCGACTGAGGCGGCAAAGATCATCGCGCGACAGCGCGCCAGTGATGACCGTCGGCGGTTTTCCTAGCGGCTTGTGCATCCTGCCGCAGCGAGAGCACTGGCAAAGATCATTCACGTCGGTCACTCCCCATCAGTGCGGTTCGTTCGCGATTTCCAGCAGTACGTCCGCGTGACATGGTTGGCCTTGCGTGCACCAACAGGCGAGATTTTTACCGCGCAATTTCCTTTTCACGGACGTCAACAGGTCTTGCTGCCGTGGTGCTTTGATCCACGCGCGGTATGCATCAATGGCAAGCTTGGTGGCTTCGGCCTTCGTATCTCTGAACCACATGGCCGGACCCTCCCATGTACCGAAGACCCACACGTCGGAGGTCTTACCCATATATGTCGATTTCCCCTTTGAGATTGGGAACGGATTTCCGAAGCCGCTGGACCGATCGACCACGATAGTATTGGGTGGCATCTTCCAACCTTTGGTCCGCTTACGTTGGATTCGTCCCGGCATCGTCGTCCCCTCTCGCCGCGTTACTGCGTAAGAAGTTTTTGAAGGATTGGGGCGCGTCTAAGATTAATAAGACAAGGCGGCTCGCCTAATCTGATCGCAGCCTCGTTAAGCAGCTCACGCGCCCCATAATCCTCGCGCGCAAAAGCCAAGCGCACCTTAAGTGCCAGAAGCTTTGTCGCCATATCATCGTCAGTCATTGTTTCCTCGTCTCGTGGCGGCGCATTAGCGGATTTAATTACAGGGAGTGCCACACACGCCGTTGATACAGCACGTCAGAACGGTACCGCTGCTAAGTGTGTATCCAGTACGCGGAGCTTCGACACACTTGCTTTCGATCTTCGCTTCCTTAAGCGTCGCCCCCCGACCTAAGCAGGCTTCTTTCGTACCGAAGCCCTGAGCGATCAGCGTCCCGCTAACAATCCCAATCAGAATCCAGTCCATTTCCGTTCTCCGTTATCTGGTGACGACTATTAAATGCGTTCCGGGTACGGAAATGGCTTGCTCCACATTTCCGCCCATTCGATTTGTTCGCTTGGCTGCTTAGGTTCGGTGAACATATCGGGCTGCAGCGTCGCCTCGTGGATACGCCTGCAGGCAATGTCAAAGTACGTTTCGACGCGCTCAATCCCGATGAACTTGCGCCCCATGTTCACGCACGCGACGCCCGTGGTCCCAGACCCCATGAAAGGGTCCACAATCGTCCAGCCGGGCTCCGTGGTGCGGTCAATCAGCTTGAGCATGTAGGCAAGCGGCTTGGGGCTCGGATGATCGGGCTTCGCCTCTGCGCCGACCGCAAACTCGAAAGCGTCCTGCCCTCTGTGGGGCACGTCGCCGCCGACAACGGCGGGAATCCAGTTATTGAAGCCAATCGGCCCAAACGTCATCCCGTTCGTGTTGTGGCCCGCTATGACGGCCTTGTAGCGGTCGCCCATGCCCTTGAGGCAAAGCGGCATCGCCCACATGCCCGGCATAATGACGACGGTGCGCGCGGCGGCGAACGCCAAATCTTCAAGCCAATCCGGGTATTTTTCGTCCCAAGCGGCCTTGTTCACGCCATAGGGCGGGTCGGTCACAACCGCGTCGGCGCGCGCGAGCGTCGGCAGAATAACGCGCGCATCCCCCATATGGAGTATCACGCCTTCCGCCAAGATTTCAGTGCGCGTCGTCAACATCTAGTACCTGTATGCGTCAACCGGAAAGCATGATTCAAATAATTCATGTTTGCAGCCTTCCGTGCAGAGCGCGCCGCAGTTCACACAATCTCCGCTCGGATAGCGTGGATGCTTATGAATCTCGCCCCTTTGGAAAGGACGCTCGCAAGGCGGCGGTTCGGCGCGATCTCGCCGTGCGCAGCCATCAGCGCCATTGTGGTGCTCTGTACGCCAGCGCCGAGTGAAAATAATCCGAAGCATTGCGATCACGTCCTCATTGCTCTTGTGCCGCGTTAATGCGGCCACGGTTGTGGGTACAGATCAGCCTTCATGTAGAGTGGATGGCGCGGCTGTCCATTTTTCGTAATGCCGAGCGCCTTCACGTCGCAGCCATAGCTGCGCACCAATTTATCGACGGCATGAAGTCGCGAAGTGACGGCATACTTGAGCCGCTTAGGCGGGGATACCGCTCCCCAAGCAAATACAAAAAAGCCGCCGCTCGCCGCTACCTCGCGTGCGACTGCCGCAATATGAAAGTCATTCGACGGGCCAACCGGATCGGCCATCTTCCATAAGTCATCCGGATTTGTAGCTCTACCAGCCCACGGATTGACATAGACGAGTTTGCCGGCGCCCCAGGACCTCGCGTATCCGATGCCGCGCCTCGATGTAGGGTCATCCTGCTCAGCGTCGGCGGTGCTTGGGTTGTGGAGCATGAACGCGATCACGCGCGCGAATGGATGTATCGGCCGGTCAAGGCGATAACGATACAGTCCACATGGCGAAATAACGGCGCGGAATCTATTCGGCAATAAGTTGCTCATTTCCGAAAGCTCCGCACCGCGCGCGCGATTGTTCAACCGTTCCAACATTTAAGCTCCGTACTTCGAACTCTCTCCGTTTCGGATAAACTGTTGTTTGTGCTCACAAGGCTCCGTACCGTTTGGTATATGAATCGCGCTCATGTCCTGTCTCCCCTTTCAATATAATAGAAGGACGACTAAGGTTATATACTTCACTGCTTTTCCTCGTGGTGTGTGCCTTTAGAGTAAGCCTTGCGCCAGGTCGTTAAGCAGTACCTGGCTAACCGGTGGTGCATCGCCGCCGTTCACGTAAGCAAGCTCGTTGATGACGCGCTCGATTAGTCGTTGAACTTTCGGAGCAGCGAATCGCGGATCGTTCAGAAGTTTTATTAGCGCCTCTGATTCTTGGACAAGTTGTTCGGGTGTTATCACGACTTTTTCTCGCGTTGAGTGGGAGATAGTTTGTTCATTTGGCCACTGCCTCACGGTTCAATTTAGCCATGTTGTCATCGAGAATGCCATCCGCTGTACGTCGCGGAGTTTCAGTTCCGCTACAACAACCGTATGAACGCCGATATTTTCGGAGAAACTATAAGCGGATGCTGAATCCAGTGAAATCAAAAAACCAATTAGGCCAATCACGCATAGCCAGAATCCGGTTGCAATTAATCCCAACCCAACTGCAAAATGTTTAAAATACTTGTTTGAGGGGGCAGAAAAACAATGAACGATACCCCAAAAACCGATTGCCGCGCCAATAACCCAAAGCGCGATAAATTTGGGGAATTATATACATGAGTCCATTTCCGCTTCATAGCGCCTTTTCGCGTTTCCGCCTCGCCCTCTGACGTTTTCGCGCGGGCTTCGTCTTCGCCTTGGGGCGGTAGGCGAGCACCACGTCCGCGATAGCGTCCAGGTGAGATAAGCGAGCGGCGGGCTGAGCCCCTACGGTCGAACCGTCCCTACTGGTGCTGGGGGCCTCGCGAGCCGTACCAGACCGCTCTGGGGTATTCATGGAACGCATCCCGCTTTGGAGGCAATTTTCTCACGCGGAAAAGTTCTGTAGTCGAGCGCATTGCATGAATCACAGAGGCGAACATTGCCGTCGCTGTCTTTGGTGGGCGGATTAACCGAAACCACCCATGCAGCATCACGAGCGCATCTGACAGGAACGCGGCGGCCTTGAAGAAAATAGGCACCAAGGTCGCTAACCGTATTTTCGCATTGCGTGATCATGATTTTTTCCGCGCGCTAGGGTCCATACCACCCAGGCGCTCGATAACGCCCAGCGCATCGATGATCGCCATGTCATAAATATCTTCGTCGAATTCGTCCCCGACCAGCGCCTTTTCATCGCCAGCCTTGCACTTCAATTCGCTAATTTCCGCCCATACGGCGTCAAGAACATCCATCATGGCACCCTCGCATTGATCCTGCATGTCTGCATACTTCACGCGCCTACTCCGAATTGGCCGTTATCGCGCGCCACAGCCTCGCAGCCGTGACCATCACACTCCGGACATTCCCCGATATCAGTCTCAAGCGATGGGTCATCCGGCTGCGGATCGTGGCGCATAAGGCGCCCATCAATGCAGCGAGTTGACCGTCCTAGCGTTCTATCGCGCCTGCTCATGGTGCCGCCCTAGCCCGTAAAAGTACGGTGCTGGTGATTTTCGTGGCGAAAGTCCTCGCCACATACAGCGCAGCACCCGCTTTTCAGCCCTACCGTTGTCCCAGCGACGTGCGTGTGCCCGGCGGACAAAACCAGCCCAACCTTCTCGTAAGCCGCTTTCACGCGACCCATGATGATCTGGTCGTCGCTCGGGATTGATTGACGTATTGCCGCACCCAATTCGCCGCGCGCTTCTTCAAGTATTTTCATCTGCCAAGGCTCCATCGGGCGCGTCATTGCGTCAACTCCTTGTAAGTGATCCGTTTTCCAGCAACACCAGAGACGAAGCTGTCCAGGCGCTGCATCGTGTGGCGGTTCACGTTCCCATCGTTAAGACGGAAGGCAAACTCATCGACGTAACGGCCAATGTGCTTCTTGCTAGCGTGGTGGTAGACGCCGATCAGGCCGCGTTTCAGAACGGCGAACACGCTTTCGATGCCGTTTGTCGTGACACCATCGCGGACATATTCGCCAGCGCCGTGATTAATCGCCTCGTGCTTGAAGAACAAGCCGTTCAAGCCCTTGTAGGCGGACGCTTCGTCAGTATGGAGCGTAGAGCCCGCAACCACGCGGCGATGAATGGCCGTGTGGATTGTCGCCATGTCCGCGTTCTCAATCGGCATTGCCAGCGTCTTACCGGTCGCGCGTTCCCGCATTCCAAGAACCGCGCTCTTGCCGACCGAACCACGCCCAGCCTTGAGCTTTTTGCCTTCGTGCTTGTTCTTCTCGATTCCGCCCACGTAGGTTTCGTCAATTTCGATGACGCCTTGGAGCGTTGCCAGATCATCGCCACACGCCTCGCGCAGGCGATGCAGGACAAACCAAGCCGACTTTTGGGTGATACCGATTTCCTTCGCGAGTTGCAGGCTGGAAATGCCCTTGCGGGCCGTGACCAACAAATACATCGCGTAAACCCATTTATGCAGCGGAACGTGCGAACGCTCAAAAATCGTGGCCGTGCGAACCGTGAAGTCTTCCTTGCACTGGTTGCATAGGTAGAAGCCCTCCTTGCCCTTCCTGGCCGTCACGCGCTCACCCAGGCCACAGCACGGGCACTTCGGGCCTTCCGGCCAAAGCCGGGCTTCGAGATACTTGCGCGCCGCTTCCTGGTCTGGGAACATCTTGAACAACTCAAAGGTGGAAATAGTGCTTTTCGACATGACCAATCCCTCAATTTCTGTCGGAAATCTAGTCAAAAATCACGATGGAGTCAAGTATATAATTCCCTAAATTTGACACACGCCATGTCGAATATCATGATCCAGTACAGCATAGACTATCCCCGTAGTTTTCTATTTTTCGGCCAAGCGCGCTTTGGCCATTTAGTCTGGTGACGCGATGCCTTCTTGTCCTTGCGCTTTCGCTTCCGCGCAAGAGCTAGATCGGAATGTTGCCCATGCTGGCCACGAATGCGCGTCTCGATGTCGTGGGCATCCTTCGGCAAATAGACGAGATAGGCCGGATCATTCGCTTCGGGCTCATACTTGCCATAGCGTTTGCGAGTACGGTTGACGAGCGCTGGACGATGGTGAAGTTCAACGTGCTCGCCAGCGAACAAGTCCTCGAGAAGCCATTTAAGGCGCGCGGCATAAGAGCCAACATATTTTGAGTATCGCGGTATCTCTTGGCCAGCTTCGCGCAGTTGCCGCTCAGCGACTTCGACGCGAATAGCCAGAGGAATATGAGGTCTCCGTAACTTCATCGGCCGAACTTCTCTAGTGATCTCTGCAAAATTGCCCAGTGAGCAATGACGCATTCCGTTACCGCTTGCATATGGCCGAGTTCAAGGTATCCGATCCGCGACTTTGCTTTGAGCGCGACGTTGACTTGGAACGCGAGTGCCTGAAGCGTGCGGTTCGGTGCCCCACTCATATTGGCGCGGATGTCGGATGCGATCGACTTTAGGATAAGCCACGTTCCATGCTCGGGAACACCGTCATCGTAACGCGCCCAGCGGTGAGATTCAATCAGATGCTCAACCACTTCTAGTTTCTCGGCGCGGGTGTAGATGCGGTCGGTCATGTCGCGCGCCAAGCTTTTGCGAGAAGTCCGCTTTCATTTCTTCGGCGTTCGCCAGTCGGCGTTATTAAGCCGTAGTGCTTTGGGCCTAATTCCGAAAATCTTGGACGAATTGCAAGGACGCTCTCTCCGAGGATCGTGGCCGTCTCGTCGGGAGTCAATCCTCGCTCGCCCGCAGCGATGACGGCGACCAAGACGCGCTCGCGGAGTAACGCGGCGGTTCCTCCCATTGTGCGCGCGGCATCCCGCGATGTTGTCGGCTCTTTATGTCCCGGTAAAACACCATACGGGGCAGCGTGTAGAACTTCCGAGATTCGGCTCATGAAACCATGTCCTCAATTTCCTTGCGAAACTCGCTCGGTTTCATCTGCGGCAAGAGGTCGGCGCAAATAATGTATACAAACCGATCAGCAAGACGGCTAAGAACATCTTTACGCTGCTTGCTTAATGACCTTGGCACAATGACTATGCGCCCGCGCTCTTGAGCGAAGCGCGCGAAACGTGCGCGGATTTTCAGATCCTCCATCGCATCGTCCTTGTCTTGGTAGAGACCGCCGTCCGCAAGCTTCTGAGCGATAGCCCAAAGGTATCGAAGCAGATCAATGTTTTTAGGCGTGGTTATCTCGGCCCATACCATTTCATCGTTTGTTAGGCGCTTCAGTTCCTCGTCTGCTACTTGATCGGCACCGTATAGGCCCACTTCGCCCGCAAACTTGGCCTTGCGCTTGATGGCAGCGACGGCAATCATTTTTCTAGTTCTATGCTTATCCGGTTTAGACACACAGCTCTAGATGTTGTGTTTTGTCGGTCTTGATTTCGGCGCGGCTTTGATAAGCGCGATCAGCTTGTCGGACATCTTGACATACGCCGCGCTCTCCGCGCTCATCGCCGCGCTCCTCGCCGCGCTCCACGCCGCGCTCGCCGCGCTCCACGCCGCGCTCTCCGCGCTCCTCGCCGCGCCCTTATCTACCGCCTCACCTTTCGTAAGTGGTGCAAGAACATCAGCGCATTGACTGATTGCATCCTTAAACAAAGGATCAGTAATACCGGGATTGACTTCTTCGTCCGTCAGAAGCCAATGCAAAAATTTCCAACCAACGCGGGATAGATCGGCGCCGGGCTGCACAGCATCCATAAATCTCACCGGCCACGCTTTAGCCTTACCGTTTGGCAAACCTTCAAAAATACAATCTTCGAGCCACGCCAACATTTGCGGAATACCGAAGCGGCTCTCGTATTTGTCGTGGTAGCCAGAATGGAGGGTGCAGCCGACAGCGCATCCCTTTCCACCTTCCCAATATCGACCTTTAACAATCTCATCCGCTGCGGCATGAGCGCGAAGCTGTTTGAGAATGAAAGGCTTGGTGCAGATAGTATTTTTGAATGCGATCAACATTTAGTGCCTCTCAGCGTTTGTGTGTGGCAACCGGATAAGCATGTCATTTTTCTAGTTCTTTTGCCCGCATTTCGATGAAATGACGCGCGTGATCAGCATCGGGTGGAAATGCAGATTTCAGAATCTCCGCTTGGCTTTTGGCGAAAGAGTGTAATTCTGACGGCAAAGCAATCTCAGCGCATTTGGCCTTGAGCCACTTTAGATATGCCTCCGGATTGTCGGCCGGCATGGGCTGAGTGGGGGGCCTCAGCTTGTCGATCGCGTCCATCATGCGTTTGTGGACTTTCGGCGCAGCCTTGGCCATTGCCGCGCATGAATTTGCATTGGTCGTTAGCCACTCGTCCGCTCGCTCTGGCACTGCTATGATCGCGGCAATGAGTGACTGGCCAAACTTGATCCAATCGTCGTCTTGAACCGCGATGGCATCCGGCGCTGATGGTACAATTTCGCCAGTCTCGGGATTGTGCAGCGGCTCTTTCTGTTGTTCGATAATGTTTGCGGCGACTTTTGGTGGCGGCTCTTGCGTCGCCTGCTCCATTTCGTCGTTTGTGTACAGCCCTGATAGCTCTTGCGGGAATGCCTTGCGCAGCCCGAGGGCTTCGCTGCATTTAGAAATCATGACGTCGCCCATCGCCTGCCACATGCGCGTGAACGACCCGTCCTTTTTTTTCTGCGCATAGGACGCAAACCGCGCGACACCCCATACCGGCTCTTTGAAATCCGATCGAAGGATGCCAACGCGCGCCGCCGTGGGCGGCTCGGGCTTAACCCATACGTCGACCCATTCGCCATCAGGGCCGCACCAGAACGGACCTACTTGGCCCGCATATTTCCCGCTGCGCTCCGCAATTAAACGAAAGCCGTCGATCGATGTCTGAATCGACATGACCTCGCGCGACGATTGCGCGTCCCATCGCTTCACGGCATAGATCTGCCGGGCAAGTGGATCGAGGCCGGTGCGCTCGCATTGGTACATGAACAAGCGCAACTCGTCGTCGGAAGCGCCTTTTGCAATCGTCCGTTTTATCAGGTCGACTTGATCTGGAGAGAACCGCGAGACGGCATGCTGCGTGGTCGTGGTTAGGGCTTTCATTTCTTGTCCTCTCGAAGCGCCAAACTGCCGGCGCGGTTGCGTGTGATTGTGATTCCGTGGCCGATAGCCTTGGCGGCGTCCGCAGGAACGAGCGCCTTCAATTTGGTTTCCGCCTCTTTGGCTATCTGCGCCGCTCCATAGGATTGCACCCATCGTTCCGCTTGTGCTTTCCATTCCGCGTTGCCGTCCATCGGATAGATTTTAGCGGCGATGACTGGCGCGGTAATGGCGGGAAGTGCGACCGGCGGAGTAAGTGATTCGACGCACGCCATAAACTGCTTGGCGCGCTTCATGAGTTCGGCGGCGTACTCAGCGTCGAATGGCAAAAATTCAACTATAGGCTCGTTCGCCCCCATGATGACCGACAGGGCGCATTGCTTTGATTCGGTGATCATCATCTGCCAGGTCGTTTGTGGCGCGTAGCGGGCGATGATCGTTTCGAGCGGTTCGCGGCCACCGACATTCTTCGCCTCGACCGGGCAAGCGTGCTCAATGTCCCAAGCGTCGAGCGTGGCTGCCATCCACGACGGATTGCCCGTAACGACCTCGCCCATGCGGGAAATCTTGCCGTGCTTCCGAGAGTACCATTCGAGATTAAGCGCCTCAGTGGCTTCGCCTAGCCTAACTGGCCATACGCCGGACAAATCCTCGGCTACGAACGCTGGGTCGCCGATCATTTCTCGCCACAGGTTTAATATTTTGGCCGCGTCGCCGCCCATTAAAGCCGACACGCGGCTAGCAGTGAGCTTGCCTTCTCGCAATCGGTGCTGTTCTGGAGTTAATGCCATGTCCATCGGTCCTCTTCGGTTCCGAAGCAATTTGGTTGTATGTGAAAATCGTCCCGCTGTAAAGGGGGCTTGCGATATAATCTTCACTCGCGCTATAAATCCGCCTATGTTTGCGTCTATTTTCAGAGACAACCTTCTCGCCATCGCCAAGGCTTATGCGGAGGCCAATGGGGTTAAGCTCGGCAGCGTAAGCCGCAAGGCTTATGGCAACGCCAGCTTTTTCCACCAACTCGCCACCGGTAAGCACTCAATTTCGGTAAAAAGGGCCGAGGAGATTTTGAATTGGTTCCGCAAGAACTGGCCCGAAGATACGGCGTGGCCACCACTGCGGCCAATTTTCATGGGCCGTAAAGATCAAAAGTAGGGATAAAAGTCCCCAACCCTCTTGGGCAGACGCGGCGAATCGTGTATCGCCTCCATTATGGACGCGCTTGATGACATCGACGAGAACGTTGAAGTGGTTCCGCTGGATCTTCCGCTGGACCGCGAGACTGTTCATTGGCTCGCGCGTCTATCCCGCGTGACGGGCGACCACCCGCGCCGGATTGTCGCGTCGATGCTGCATGACATCCGTATCGATGACGAGGCCGCGCACCGGCGACCGCACTAAACTCCAAAGGAGATGATGATGGCAAAGCCAAAGCGTAAATTCGAGCCAAACGGCGATTCCGCAAAGGCACCTCTGAAGGCTTTTGTGGAGCGCATAGAGCGATTGGAGGAGGATAAGAAAACCGTCGCGGTCGATATTAGCGAGGTCTACAAAGAAGCCAAAAGCGACGGTTTCGACGTAAAAGCTATCCGCGCCATCATCCGTATGCGCAAGCAGGATACTACGGCGCGGCACGAGCAGGAGGCCATAATTGAGGTTTACATGCAGTGTTTGGGCATGCTGGCCGACCTTCCCTTGGGCCAAGCCGCCATTGAGCGAGCTACCGGCGCATTGGCGGCAGGGTAATGCGCTGGACCTATGAGGAATATCGGGAGTTTATGGCCCGTTCCGGTAATACCGGATTGGTCAATAAGGCTGACCTAATCCCCGCCCCTCCCATTCAGCCACAAAGCTTCGCCCATGGCCGTTTGCCGGTAGGGGGCATGAATAAGACCGAGGCGGCTTACGACGCCCACCTATGGCTCCTACGCCATTCCGGGGACATTCTGTGGCACAAGTTCGAGGGGATTAAGCTTCGGCTGGCACCCGCCACGTTTCTGACGGTTGATTTTGCTGTCCTCTCCGCCAACTGGATTCTTGAGATGCGGGAGGTCAAGGGCTTCATGCGTGACGACGCCGCGGTGAAGCTCAAGGTAGCCGCTTCGATCTATCCATTCCGCTTCATCCTTGTTCGAGCCAAAAAGGGCGGTTGGGAGGAGACTGAGATTGCTCGATAAATCCGCACAATCTGGCCGCGCGCCTCTCGCCGAACATCGGGACGATTTCTACGCCACGCCGCCCGAAGCCATGCGCGCATTACTAGAAGTGGAAAAGTTCTCCGGTACGATTTGGGAGCCAGCATGCGGAGACGGTGCCATCGTCAAAGTGCTGCGCGATGCTGGCCATCGGGTCTATGCGACGGATCTGGTCGAGCGCGGATGCCCGGACTCGGAAAGCCGCGTCGATTTCCTGTTCGAGCAGCCGCCAGGCATCCATATCGGGGCGATCGTGACCAACCCGCCTTATGCGCTCGCCGAGCCTTTCGTGGCTCACGCCATACTGCTGGGAGTTCCAAAGGTTGCGATGCTACTACGGCTAGCGTTTCTTGAGGGTTCCGGTCGGTCCTCAATCCTCGATACTGGCCTGCTGGCGCGGGTCTACGTCTTCAAAAACCGCCTCCCTAGGATGCATCGGGACGGCTGGACTGGGAAGAAAAGCTCTTCCTCGATCGCGTTTTGCTGGATGGTTTTGGAGTTGGGCTGGAACAAACCGGCCGAGTTGCATCGGATTTCATGGAAGAAATCTACTAATAGCGGGTCTTGAGGTTATCCCCGCTATCTGTAGTGGCTTCCAGAATCAGCCGAATCGGGCTTACAAAAAGATGCCCGGCGCGATGGTGGCTTTCCCATCCGCCGGGCTGATCCGCAAGAGCTCCGAGGAATTGCGGACTGTAACGGGAAAAGACTTAGTAATTCTGCGAGTTCCCGTCAATGTTCCTCAGCCCGGCTTTCGTGCCGATCGAGCCAGCTCCGCCCTCCGAAGCAGCGTGACGACGTGCTGGACTCGTGTGCTTTCCAGAAAAATAGCGGGCTCCCGTGACCCATAGGACCCGCGGCCCTCAGACCCGGCAATACCGGGGACGGTATGAACGGCGATGTTCTGTCACCGGGGATGGCTTCCCGGCCCAGACACCCCCGAGCGAGCGCCGAAAAAAGCTCGCAGGCGACATTCCGGGGACAACGGGGTGGCCCGAAAGGGCGAGGGAATCGAGTACGCGGGCTAGATGGTCTAGCCTCTGCCTAGCCAGCGGCCTTGGGCTTAGACCTGAGGGCGGAAAGGGTTAAAGCGTGGAAAAATGAAAAGTGAGGTCCGGATGAACGGCGCATCACTACCGGAAAATTGGGCTCCAACGAACGACGACCGAGAATACGGCCATAGGAAATTGCACCTATCTGATTCGCAAATAGACGATATGGCTGAGGACATGCGCTTATGGGCTGGAGCAAATGAAAATCGCGCCATCGCTCGCAAAGCTGGAATGAAAGGCTGGTCTATGGCCTTCAAAGGCTGGATGCGCCGCGTGGCGAAGCAACAGGAAACATCAAATGGCGGACTTCACGGACGAGGACGTAACGGCGGCAGCGCAAGCGCCACGGCGGGGCGACTTGCCGAGCTCGCGGAGCGAGGCGAGTTCAGCTTCGGCCCGCGCCCCGGTAGCGTATTGCCTGCGGCGGGCGGAGATGATGTTCGCCTGCTACCGGAGGGACGAGGCGGCAAATCCTGAAATCTACTGCGCTGCGATCGCGAGCGTGCTCGGCGAATATGTCCAGACCGTTGTCGATGTCGTCACCGACCCGCGCACCGGTATCCCGAGCAAGATTGGATTTTTGCCGAGCGTCAAGGAAGTGCGAGACGCGTGCGAAGCTGAAGGAGCGAGACAGTGGCGCGCGGCGCATGCCAGCCCGAAGCCGAATCTTAACCGCGACTATGTGCCGCCAGAGAACTTCCCCGGCTGTCGGGCGAATGTGTTTGTCCCCATCGACGCGCCGCAATATCAAGCGGTCCTGGCGTGGAAGGAAAGCGGCGAGGCGGATCCACGCGATTGGCTCGAAGGCCGCGCCGGCATCCACGTCGCACTTTCCGCCTTTCAGCAATGCGTCACGCGGCTGCCGAAGACCTGGAAGTCGCCGAACGCAGACGCAAGCCGGCCGAGGGAGTCTTTCCGGACGGAGCGTGAGATATGACCACTGAACAGCTCGTGCGCGGGAACTTGGGCGTCCCCAGACGTGATGCGGCGGTGCGCGCCGGCTTCATGCTGGTAGCGCAATACGAAGCCTTTAAGGCTGGCATCTATGGGCTAGTTGGTATGCCGCTTACCGAGGAGGAGATGCGCCGTGGGCGATAAATCAGCCTTGGCTGCTATGTCGGGACCTTCGGAGCCAAAGACGCATCCACGGTCACGTCTGGGCGATTGTGGGCTGCCGTGGCTCCAGTGACGAACCAATCCGCTCTATCATCGGCTCGGGCTAACGCATCGGCCCAATCGGCGAGGGCGCGGCAGAGTTCCGAGCGCCCGCTTTCAGTGATTGTCGTTGTGCGTGGGGGTAACTTGCCGTCGATCTTTAGCAATCTGCGGTGTAGGAGTGCAGACGTGGTATGCTGCTTCAATGCCAGGTCGCGCGCTTCCATTCCGGAAGCCTCAGTTGCATGAATTATAGGAACCTCACGTCCGTCCAGATGGTCAATCAAAACATCTCGCATCTTCCTCGAAATCATGGTGCGTACTCCTGACTTATCCACAGAGCCTACCTCGCCAATACCGCGCCGTCCACTGGCGAGTGGTAAAATTTTCCCCTACGCTCGCATGATTCGAAATGCTTATCCGGTTGATACCCCCAAAGTCTGAAACCCACTAGATAAGAGGCCATAAATGAGCCCAGCCGCCCTACGTGAGATGGCCTACCGTATGTGCAATTGGAGCGCATACGATTTAATTAAGGCTGGCGTGCTGGTCGCTGACAGCAAGGGCGGAATTATGCACTTCACAAACCGTGCCAGCTGGGAGTTCATGCCGGTTCCGGCCGACGCGGTGCCCTTGCGGCGCGCCTCGTTTTGTGATTCGATCCTCATCGACGGGGCAAAACGGGAGTTTCCGTCGGCATCGAACGATATTTAGGGATATGCGTTGTCCCCACAGGCAATCTGTCCGAAAATTAACCATTTTTGGCTAGATTTTTGCTTGGTTGGTGCGCCCTCGCATAGACCTATGAACATGACTATGTAACGGTCCAGGCAAGAGACAAAGGAGGTAGGCGATGACACAGATTCTCACCCTCGAAGGGGTTGGCGGCTAACAGCTTCCAATTCGCCTTCCAATAAGTTGTAATGGGCCGTCTGTACAATTTGCAGCGGCCCATTAGCTTTTTGGGGCCGGGTGAGGTTGGCATGACTTTGGCAGAATGCATCCATACGGTGCATACTTTGGGGCTTGACGCTGTTTGTTACGGCGACGAGTCATCGGCGCTGTCTACTATTCAAGCGATCTTTATTATTCTTTCCTCCATCGCAATCATTGTGACCGCTGTATTCGCATGGATGCAGCTTGGATCACTGAAAAAACAGATTACTGATGCGAGGGATGGGTTCACGCAGCAAATAGAGACGGCACGTAGTGGAGTGCAGCAACAAATTGAAACCGCCCGTGATGGCGTTCACAAACAAATAGATTCTAATCGCGAAATTCAACGTCTCACTGCAACTCTACAGATGCTTATTGCGATGCAAACAAATGAGCATTGGGTTGACAGCCGCAAGGCCTTTATAGAATTGCGAGAGGCCAAGGATGGCTTAAAGAAGCACGCCGGAGGAACTACAAAAGAGGCCTTGGTAATTAGGAAAATCTTGAACCAGTATGAATTAATTGCGCTGGGCATAGAAAGCGGCATTCTCGACAAGGAGATGTACCGTAATTACTATCGCACAACTGTATTGAAGGATTGGCTGGCGTGCGCGGAATTTGTCACACACGAAAGGGCCGAAGCCAGTGGTCCAACCTATTGGATTATTTTGGAGCGACTAGCTAACGATTTTAAATCAACGGAATAAGGCTGCCCTATCGTCGTTACTTTCTGGTTTGTCTTTCGGCTTTTGCTTCGCCAGCATCCGCAGTACGTCGCGCGCATGGCATACCAATTCATTAAGACTGCCGCAGATTTAATAGTTTATTAACTCTTTGGGGGTAGCTTACCCGTCTGGAGGGCCGCCCCTAGAGCGGTTTCTAGTGATAGTGGGTACAACGATAGGGCGGTTTTGCGCTGGTTAGGCCTCTGTCGTTGTTTGCCTTTTTTGGCTTGTGCTAGTTTCGAACTAGCATTACTACTGCGGGTAGATCGATTCTGAGAATGTGCCATGGCCAACACCGAATTAGAGGAACTTCTGCAACAAATCAGGCGGCTTTTCGCTGCTGAATACGCGCGCGGCGACCGCGACGCAATCACTAGAATCATGCAAGCCGCCCAAGGCGATGCAGTTGCAGAGACTATCAAAAAAACTCCGTTGCGGCGAGTGCGGGTGACGCAGGCGGCTCGACGAGCTCCGAATGGAGCCGTTGATAGTCTTATCAGGCGCGTTCTTACCGAGCGTCGAATGAAAGGCGCTGGTGCCCTTGAAATCCATGAATCGGCGGTCACGCCGGCGGAAAAGTCGGTTTCTTATTCCGGTATTCGATTTGCGCTCGACCGAGGCCGTAAGGCCGGTGCGTATAAAAACAAGGAAGGAAAGTGGTTTCTGGTCGAGAGTAGAGCGGCAGAGCATCAGCGCGCCGCTGAATGATTTCCTAGGCGCGCCTAGGAAAACCGGCGCCGCTCGGTACGGGTTCGGCTGTGGACCGAATACCGACCGAGCGGCGTCACCACGCGGTAGTGGCGAAATTGGCAGACGCGCCCGGTTTGGAACCGGGTGGGAGCCCCTTCAACGGACAAGCCCCTTATCGGTTCGAATCCGGTCTACCGCATCCCTCGCCCGTATCACATTGAAAACGCCTTGTGAATCCGGGCGCTAGTTCCCTACTGGCACGCGATACATCAACCGCTTGCCTTCTGCGGCTTTGATCGCTTCAACGGTGCGCTCACCGTCTGTTACTTTCCGCAAGTCCCATCGGAACGAAAATTCGTTCAAGTAACGGTCCATGTGCTTTTCGCTGATGTGATGGAAACTACCCATCACACCGCGCTTGAACAGACCGAAAAACCCTTCGACCGTGTTGGTCGTCGCGTCGCCGCGCGCGTACTCATACGCGCTGTGATTGACGACCTCATGCCCACCGGCGAACTCGCTGCCGAGCCCGAAATAGGCGTGATTTTCGTCCGTCATCAGTCGTGCGCTGGGATCGACGTGCGCCCGAACCGCCGCCTTCAATGTTGGCGCGGTCAAATCGGGGATGACGTGCGCACGCGCCCTACCGCCGCGCTCCACAAGCCCGACCACGCGGGTTTTCGTGGGAACGGGACGTTCGCGGCTGGCACCGGCAACGCGCTTGCTAGCGCGCTTGCGGGGCTTGCCGCCGACCCATGTTTCGTCCGCCTCGACAGTGCCGCCGCCGACGCCTAAGAGGCCCTTCAATGGCTCGCGGGCCATCGCGTGCCTAATCCGGTGCGCCAAATGCCATGCGCTTCGGTAGCTCCCTAGGCCAAGCTGGCGCTGTAATTGGAGGGCACTGACGCCCTTTTTCGCCGAACACAGGATCGAGAAAGCCATCAGCCACGTTCGGATCGGGAGGTGGCTATCCTCCAAAATCGTGTTGATGGTCGCCGTAAACTGGCCATCGCAGCCCGAACACTTATACAGCCCGACGCGGTGAGCCTTGCCCCGTAGCTTCGTGCTTTCGACCGATCCGCAATGGGGGCAAACCCGACCATTCGGCCAGCGGGTTTTCTCGAAATACTCGCGGGCTTGATCCTCGGTGAGGCTTGAAATCTCTGACAGGTTCATGTTACCGGCTCCCATGACCGGAACTATAGTTCATGCGGTTTCGGTTTGTCAAGTGCATAATTCCGATTATAGCGCATGAACTATAATGCATTCTGCGGATGACCCGTGGCCGAACCGACGGCAAAAGCCCAGCAACCGCAAAAGCCTGCCGCCGCCGCGCGACGCGCCTTGAAGTCCGAGTAGACCATCTGCCGACAAAGGGATTCTCGCGAGCCGCGGCTTCATCAATTATCGCGACCACGGCGGACGCGGCTTTCGCGGCCTTGCGCTCCGGCAGGGCGGTAGCGGCCGCACCGAGATGGATCTGTAGCCGATGGACCCCTGAATGAATGCCAATGAAATCAACGCCGTGACGCATGTGACGGATGTTTTCGTTATCGGCGCCACGCGCGCGCGTGCGCGCCTAACGGGGATACCGAAAGAACCCGTCACATGCGTCACACGCATTGTGGCGGTCGTCATCGCTTCTCTGACTATAATGGGCGCCCTAGTTACGATAGCCCCGCGCTTGCAAACTTTGGCGGGGACGGCGCCGACCGCCACTAATCAGCCGGGTCATTGACCTCTAAATTCAAACTGAGACACTACCGACCCGAGCACCTTGCTACACCCGTAACCCATTGAGTCGGCGGAGCTTTATTGCTCCGCCGATTTACTCTTTGTGGACCGCCTATTCCGTGTAATATGGCCAGTAGAGTCTGAAACCTCCTGAAACTTTCTGAAACCAATTTCCACATGGCTACAGGCACGAAGGTACAAAACTCTCCCCCACCTCGAATTAAAAAGCGTCGAGGACCAGCGCCATTCGCCCCTACGAAGGAACAGCGCGATCAGGTCGAGGCAATGGCGGGCTTCGGCATCCGGCACGAGGAAATTGCGCGCCTCGTCGTCAATCAGGCTACCGGGCAGCGGATCGACGATAAAACCCTACGGCTACGCTTCCGCGATGAGCTTGATAAGGGAGTGGCCAAGGCGAACACGGCCATAGTTTCCGCACTCTACAAACTCGCGACCGAATCCAAGAACGTGACGGCGATGATCTGGTGGACAAAGGCCCGCATGGGCTGGCGCGAGCAGGCGGATGTTAATCTCTCGGGCCACCTCAACTCTACGGTTCGGTTTGTGATTGAGGCTGCGCCAGGCCCAAAGCCGATGAAGACCATCGAGGCGATTGCGGAACCGGACAAGGTGGCGTAAGTTTCTGCTTATGCCGCTCAAAGGATCTATTCCTAGCCGAATCAAGGAATTTCATTCCGGGCCGACGTATGCTAGAACGGCAGCGAAGTTCGGGGCGGCGCGCGCCAACAAGCAGGCCGAGGCCGTCGCATTTAGCAGCAAACGAAAGGACCCTCCGATGAAATCCAAGATGAACGAAGACGGCATGGCTGGCGAGAAGGGCATGAGCCCGCGCAAGGCGATGGCCTCTAGCTTGATCAAAGGCGGCGGCAACTTCGGTGTCGAGCCATACGGCGAGGCGCACGGCGGGATGGCCCACCCTGACGCTACCGCTCATACCGGGATGGACGGAGCGATGGAGGAAGGCGAGCGCGCTACGCCGCCGGCCATTCATCACACGAAGCAGCATCTCCCCGCGCAAGCAGCGCCTCGTCACGGCCCGCACATGGACAATTGGCCTCGCGGCGGCAAGGTTTAACGGCCGCGTGAACGAATCATCGGGGCCGTGCGTTATCTGGTTATCAACCCCGGGTTTGCTCGGCCGACTTTTCCACAGGAGACGCGCGATGGCTCAGACTAAAGACGGCATTGAGGTCGGCGAGTATCAAACCTCCGGCGTCAACGATGAGATGAAAAGCGGCGAGAGCAAGCCGCGCGGTGGCGAGGGCAGCGCGAAGTACAACATCTACGCCCATCCGCAGACCGAGTTTGCCCACAAGAAGCCGATGACGGAGCGGTGATTCGTTTCACGTGAAACACTCGGAGAAATAGCCATGCCGATTGGTCTCCTGTTCTGGATGTTGATGATATTGTGGTTGATTTTCGGCGGCATTTGGTGGCGCAACGGAGCGGCTTGGGCCTATGGCTGGGGCGGCAACATGCTCTTGCTGTTCGTGCTTCTGTTCCTCCTCGGCTGGCATGATTTTGGATTTATCTTGCAGGGCGGCGGCACACCCTTTCACTGACGCGAGAGGATCGGGCGTCCCCGATGAAGGCACCCAAAAAGACTTCGACAAAGCGCCAGCGCCAATCTGCCGCGACTGTTAACTCGCGCGCTGTCGGCATTGTCATCCTGATTGTGCTGGCGCTTGGGGCTGCCGCGGCATTCACGAGCGGTCACGTCTCCGCGCCTGGCTTAGGGTTTGGATCACCACGCACCAACGCGCCTTAGATGTCTGACATAGACACAGCTTTCCCCACCCAATCGGCATATGCCTTCTCGCCGCCACAACCCGGCGAGCAAGACGATGCTGCGGACGCTCAGCAGCGGAACCAACAGATACAATCGGCATTTGACGCACAGCGGTTTCAAAGGGCACAATCGCAGAACGTCTCGAAGGTGATAGGGAACCAGAACGCGCAGATAGCCCAGCTTCGGCAAGCGCAGCAACGGAAGGCCAACTCGAATGGCTAAATTGACCGCCTCCAAACGCAATAGCTTGGCCACTGGTTCGTTTGCGCTGCCGGGGCGACGATACCCCATCCAGGATTCCAACCACGCACGGGCGGCTCTCTCTATGGCGCACAACGCTTCCCCGGCCGAGCAAGCGACCATCCGGCGCAAGGTACACGCCAAGTATCCAGGGATCGGACAGGACCACCAATTTGCCCACAGTCGCCCTCGTATCGGATGACGCGCCCGCTTCCGCCAATCATTGCCGCGCTGATCAAACCGGTGCCGGGTGACTTCGCCCCGAGCTTCACTGACCACGGCAAGTTTGTGCGCTGGGCCGATACGCTAACGGTCCCCGATCATGGTCCGATCGAAGTGGAACTCGGCTACAGCAAAGCCGGCGGGAAGGCCGACGAGTCCAAGGAAGCCGCCAACCTACGCGCCCGCGTTTGGCAGACGATGGAGCTAGCGAGACTTGGCCGCGTTGATTTGCTCGGCTATTGTCTCGTATCGCGTCACAAGGGACGCGCAGGCAAAAAGGCATGAGCGATGAACGACAAGATCGTCAATGTGACGTTTCCGAAGTGCGGCTCCTGCCGATACGCACAGAAGTTTGACGCCAAGGACTTAGCCGATTGCTACGGCGAGCCGCCTACCGTGATGAATCTTGGGGCCACACAGGACGTGCTCGGGCGTCCAGGATTCGCGATCGAGGCTTTCGTCCCGCGCATCCATAGGGACCGTCCGGCCTGCTCGCGTCATGTGGCCAAGGTTGATTTTGCGACGCTCGGGAGGTCGTGATGGACATTCGCTACAGCTACGCCCACGTTCCGACAGTCAGGGAGTTCGCGGCCAGCAATGCCCGCGTTCGTGGGCTATCCGGCCCTTTCGTTCGGGAAAGTCATCGGGGTGCGTCGTTGAAATAGTCCGGCGCGCGCTCGCACAGAAGCCGGGGATAGACGGAATACGCCGCACGCGCTGGCTTGTTGTACGCAGCACCTATCGCGAGCTTTCCGACACGACGATTCGCACGGTGCATATGTGGCTGCCGCCGCAGCACTTCGGCCGCTACTACCAGACCGATAATCGCTACGTCGTTAAAGGTTTTGAGAAGTGCGAGTTTGAGATTCTATTCCGCGCCCTCGATAAGCCAGACGACATTGCCAACCTACTGTCTCTCGAAATCACCGGCGCATGGATCAACGAGGCGCGAGAGATTCCGTGGGCCATCGTTGACGCTATCCAAGGCCGTATCGAGCAATATCCGACGAAGGCAATGGGCGGCTGCACATGGGCGGGGCTGTTCATGGACACCAATCCACCCGACCAGGATTCGGATTGGTATCGCTTTTTCGAGGAGAAGCAGCATCCGAAGTGGTTTGCCGAACTATTCAAGCAGCCGTCCGGTCTCGGGCCGAACGCGGAGAACATCCCGAACCTGACAAACCCGAACTATTACAAGCTATTAGCCGAGGGCAAAAAGCCAGAATGGGTCAAGGTTTACATCCACGGCGAGTACGGCTTTGTTGTCGATGGCAAGCCGGTCTATGACGAATACAGTGACCAGCTTCATCGCCGCGAGGTTGATCCAGTTCCGGGACGGCCAATTATGCGTTCGTTCGACTGGGGGCTCACCCCAGCGTGCTGTTTCTCGCAACTCCTACCCGATGGCCGCTGGTTGGTGTTCGATGAAATGACGTCGAAGAATATGGGCGTCGATCAATTTCTTGACGACGTGTTGGAGCATTGTCGGCGCTCGTTCCGCGGCGACGCGCAATTTGAAGATTGGGGTGACCCAGCGGGCCAGCAGCGCGCGCAGATCGACAAGCGAACCATATTCGAGATGGCGGCTACCAAAGGCATCGACATTCAGCCAAGTGAGCAAGACCCTGTGCTCCGCATGGAATCGGTGCGCAAACCACTGCGTACGATCATTGGTGGAGAACCACAATTTATTTTGCATCCTCGGTGCCTGACTATTCGCAAGGGCTTTTTGGGGGGCTATAATCTGCGGCGCATCCAGGTTGCTGGACCGGAACGGTATGCCCAACGCCCTGATAAGTTTGGTTTTTCCCATATTATGAATGCGTTAGAGTATGGTGCCGCATCGTTATTCGCGCCCGCGCTTACGCAAGGATCATCTGCGGTGCAGGATGATTGGCCTTCGATCAGCAATAGTGAAGGTAGCGATCAGGGACGTTCCGAAATTACCGGATATTAGGCAATCAGGAAAGGAATGAACCATGGAAATTCGAATCGTCGAGGCGCGCGCATGACCAAAACCCCCGAACTCACTCCCATCAAATCCTCCATGTTTACCGGCCAGCATTACGACGGGAACACACGCAAGCTCACAGTCCAGTTCACGAATGGTGCCGTGCATGAATACGACGATCTGCCGATCGAGAAGCATGAGGCGTTTGTCGGCAATGCGTCTCCCGGTCGTTACTTCAACTCTCGGATCAAGCCGAATCACATCGGGCGGAAGGTGAGTGAATGACCGTCGTTGATTTCGCCACTGGCGAGCCGATTACCGAGGCTATCGAGAAGCCGAATCTGCTCAATACGCTTAGGCAATTAGTGGCGCGGGTTGAAAGCGGGGATCTCAACGTAGAAAACTTCTACCTGATCGCTGATTGCGGCACGAAGTGGATTTCGTTCGACAACGGGATGACCGCCGGCGATGCTATTACCTTGCTAGAACGCGAGAAGTTTCACATCCTTTGCGTGCTACAAGGCATTGAATTATAGTCCCGGACTGATCTAACGGGGGAACCCGCTTGGCCGTCACATCTTCGCTCGGGTCGTCATCGCTCGCTCCCGCGACGGCAACACCCGTTCCACCGCCAGAATCACCCGATGTCGCGGCCGCCCCCGAGCCGGACAAGCCTCCGGTCGACGATGGCAGCTACGGTCGCGGCCCAGACATTCCCGTTAAGGAGTTTCTTGTCGGCCAGATCGACCAGATCAACCTAGCGGAGAACTACGCGCCGGATGTACTCGACAAGCTCGGGCAACTCGTCCTCTTCGAGTTCAACATCGACGAGAACTCCCGCTCCGATTGGAAGGACAAAGCCGAGAAGGCGATGAAGTTCGCGACGCAGGAGGCGGAGGAGAAGCAATATCCGTGGCCGCACGCCAGCAACATCATATTTCCCCTTATAACTCAAGCGTCTATCCAGTTTAACGCCCGCACCTATCCGGCGATTATTCAGAACCGTAACGTTGTGAAAGGTGTGGTGTGGGGAACCGATAAGGGCACGCCAGCCACCGAGGACGGCAAGCCAGAGGGCAAGCCGAAGATGCATCCGGACGGCACACCGGTATGGCTGAGTGCGCCTGGCGAGAAGCGCAAGCGCGCGGATCGTGTCGGCGAGCACATGAGCTGGCAATTGCTTGAGGAAATGAAGGAATGGGAAATGCAGACGGATAGTCTGCTTATGCAGCTTCCCATCATCGGAGGTGCCTGCCGCAAGACCTATCGTGATCCTACGGAGGAGAGAAACCGGTCGCTGCTAGTGTCCCTCAACAACTTGGTGTGGAATTACCACGCACCGAGCTTCGAGGATGCGCCGCGGCACACCGAGATCCTGACGCTTTACCCGCACGAGATTGAGGAATACGAGCGCGGCGAGGTCTTTCTGCCGCAGATTTACGGACCTGGTGGCGGGGATGACGAAACTAATTCCGAACAGGCTCAATCCGGCGACGAAGACGCGCCGCATATCTTCCTCGAACAGCATCGCCGCTATGACTTAGACGAGGATGGTTATCCGGAACCCTATGTCGTCACCATCCACAAGCGATCGTCGAAGGTAGTCCGGATTGTCGCCCGTTACGACGAGGACGGCATCCAGACCGGTAAGGGCGAAGATGTCGACGAAGATAGCGAGACCGGTGCGCTGACCGACGAGGAAGGCGACGACCGCGAGGAAATCCTAAAGATCACGCCGGTTGAGCATTACACGCTCATCCCGTTCCTGCCCAATCCGGATGGAGGTTCATATCCGGTAGGCTTTGGCCATTTGCTGCGTCCGCTCAACGAGGCGATTAATACGACGCTAAACCAGATGTTCGACGCCGGCCATTTGCAGAACGCTGGCGGCGGATTTGTGTCGGACCAACTGTCAATCCATTCGGGACCGGTTAACTTTCAGGTCGGCAAGTACGTCCGTGTGGGTTCAAAGGGCCAAGCGATTCGCGACGCTGTGTTTCCGATTCCTTTTCCCGGCCCGTCTTCCGTGCTGTTCCAATTGCTCGGTGCGCTCGTAAAGGTCAGCGAATCGGTGGCTGGCACGCAAGAGATTCTCGCGGGCGGGGCCGAAATGGCGAACGCGCCCCCGACCACGATCCTCGCTTTGATCGAACAGGGATTGAAGGTCTACACCGCGATTCACAAGCGAGTATATCGGGCGCTAAAATCCGAGTTCGACAAGATTTATCGGCTTAACCGCTTATATCTAAAGGAGAACGAGCGTTACCGCGTCGGCGACGAGTGGCGGGAGGTGACGCCGGAGGATTACCGGCTTGGCGGCGGCGTGGAACCGATCGCCGACCCGACGATGATCACCGACATGCAGAAACTCGGTCGGGCGGCAATCGGGATGCAGTTCAAAGACGATCCGCTGATCAACCAAAAGGAAATCCGTACCAGGCTATTCGAGGCGGCGAACTTCGACCGCATCGAGGAAATGTTCACGCCGCCGCCAGATCCGCAAATGGCGCAGCAGCTTGCGGCGATGGCGATGGAAGAGAAGCAGGCCGAGCTCGGCCGGTTGCGCGCCGCCGAACTCAAGGATAATTCGCAGGCATATCTCAACATGGCGATGGCGGCCGGCAAGGCGAACGGGCCGCAAATGGACTGGATTAACGCGCAGTTACGCATTATGGAACTGCATATCGAGGCGACAAATACGCAAGTTCGTGCGGCGGACGTTGAGGCCAAGCACCGCCTCACGCATCTAAAAATCAACGCTGACCAGACGCGGAAAGATGTGGCGGATACCGGAGACAACATTTCAGCTATGCCGCCGCCGAGTGCGCTACCGCCGTTCCCCCCGATGCCGCCGGGGCCTGTTACACCGCCAGCGCCAGCCCCTCCTGCAGCGCCTGGACCAGCAGGGCCTGGATTGCCGCCGTTGCCGGGTAATGGATTGGCGCGGCTTCCAGGTGCCTTACCTCCCGGACCATCTAGTGGATTGCCGCAATGAAGCCGCCGCACGAGACGCTTCTGCTCGGGCTATCGGAGCAGGAATTTCAACTATTTCGGCATAATCCGATCACCGCGGCGTACCTGCTTTACCTTGGCGACCAAGTAGATGCGTTTCGGACAGCGGTTGGAGATTTGCTAGAGGCCGGGCAGTTGGACCGGCAGGCCGATGTGATTCGCGGACGCCTATTGACGCTGCGCGAATTGCAAAACCTGGCGCTTGATGATATTCGGAACTTCTATAGGCAAGAAGGAACAGATGGAACCGAGACTGATCAAGGGAATCCAGGCTGAGTACGTCCCGGCCAAATGGTCGGGCCAGGACTCAAGCGGTGTCCGTGTCGTTGGCAAGACTGTTCTCGTTCTCATGGACGAGTGTTCAACCAAGACCAGCGGCGGCATAGACCTTCCCGAAGACCTCATCGAGCGCATGAGCATGGCGGCCGAAAGTGGCGTCCTCGTTTCGTGCGCGCCCGGTGCTTTCCTCCTCAACGAAGACATGACGCCTTGGAGCGGTGACAAACCGAAGCCGGGAGATCGCGTTTATGTCGAGAAATACGCTGGCAAGCAGGTCAAGGGCCGCGACGGCAAGATGTACCGAATCATGGATTACGGCAGCATCGGCGCGACGTATGAGCCGGAATAAAAAAACAGGGGATAACTAATGATACCACATCTAATAGCCGTGGAGATTGAGCTTGCAGCAGTGCTGGCAGCTTTGTGTTGCATTGCATTTTTGCTCGCCATCCCGTTGCTGAAAAAGGGAAGCTGATCATGGCGCAAGGCGGTACGGTCGAGAGCAGCTTTCCGGCGGATGTCGAATTGCCTGCGGACAACGTTGAACTCCCGGCAGATGCCGATGCCGAGAATGCGGCCGAAGCCGCCACCGAGGTTCGAGCCCGTGAGATGGGTTGGAAGCCGTTGGTGGAATACCGTGGCCCTCCTGGTAAATGGCAACCAGCCGCCGACTTCATCGCACGCGGCGAGAACATCCTCCCGATAGTTCGCGACCAGAACCGCCGCCTAACGGAGCGTGTCGGCAAACTCGAAGGCGAAATTTCCGGCCTGCGGTCAACTTCCGAGGAACAACTACACATCATCAAGGACTTACGCGACATGGGAGCGCGTGCAAACCAAGCCGGTTACGACCGGGCAATGGCGGAGATTAAGGCCAAGCAGCGCCAGGCGGTAGAGGCGGGCGATACCAAGGCTTTTGATCAGCTTGTCGAGCAGGCGGAGGCGTTGCAGGAATCCCGGCCGGCGGCTGCGGCCGAACCTGCGGCGCGCACAGCAAACCCAGCACCACGGGCACCAATGGCCCCGGCGATGACACCGACCACGCGAGCTTTTATCGCCGAGAATCCGTGGTTCAACGCCGACAAGCTTCTATCGGACACGATGGTTTCCTTTCATAATGAAGTGCTCAACGAGCGCAATGCCAGCCAAGCCACGCTGAACGCTGACCCTGCACTGGACCGTGAACTCCTGGAGGAAGCCAAGAGCCGCGTGGAAGAGCGGTATCCGGAGCGATTCGGTGTCCCCGCAGCACCGCGCGAACCGGCACAGCCAGCACCGCGACTTGCGGCCCGCGCCCGCGCAGCGTCGGTAGCGCAGCCCACGGCTGATCCTCCGGCACCGCGCCCCGGTACGGTGGCGACGACAATCAATTCGATCCAAGACCCTGCGGAACGCGCCCAGGCCCGCGCGGCGTTCAACCGAGCTAAACGGCATATGGCGGATTACACAGAGGCGGAATACATGGCGCTTTACACCGATCCGCACGGCGACGTGCTATCGCTGCCGAAACCTAGGAGCCAGCCAAATGGTCGATAAGACCGAGCCGTTCTACTCGCCGGAAGGGGTGCAAGCCGAGCCCGAAAAGCGAAAGCCGGGTCGGCCACCGAAAGCCGTCGCGCATCCTGCGCTTGAGATCGATAGGGACTTGACCGCCGATCACTCGCTGGCTCCAGATTCCACGCCGCACGAAGGCGAATCACTCGAAGACGCCATCGCCAGAATTAGGGCAATTCGGAAACCGTTCGGCGGGGCAATGCAGCAGAAGCTTGCATTACCTGAACGACAAGGTTATCATCGCCACTGGTTTAATGATGTCGCTGGCCGAATCGACGAGGCATCAGCGTCTGGTTGGTCTCACATCATGAACCCGCGAGACGGTAAAACGCTCAAGCGTGCAGTAGGTAGTGGACGAGATAACGGAGTCCTCTACGCCTACGCGATGGAACTGCCGAACGTGTTCTGGCAAGAGGAAATGGACGCCAGACACGCGAAGGCAACAGCGCAGATTGACGCGATCAAGACGAAGCCGTTTCAGGCGAAGCCAGGTCAAGCGCAAGCTTCCGATAAAGGCAAGTTCTACGACCCCACGGAAGGCTCGGGGAAAGGCCCGATAAGCGTCACGAAGGGTTAAGGGCCGCACTCCGGCCGAGGTAACTCCAGGCAGCACAGGCAAGCGTGAGGCGCACGGGCGTCTCCGCGCTTTCGTTGCAACCCTCTGGAGGCTGTCTTGGCCAATAATAATGCGCCCTTTGGGCTTTCGCCCATTAACGACAACGGCACCGCCTGGAGCGGCCAAGGCCGTCTGGTATATTTCCCCACTAGCCAAGCCGGCAATATCTTCCGAGGCGACCCAGTCGTTCCGCTAGGCGGTTCCGACGCATTCGGTGTCCCTGCGGTTGGCATTGCCACGGCGGGCGCGACCAACACCATCCTCGGTGCATTTATCGCCCCACAGAACGGTCCGGCCGGCTCGGGCTACACGCTTCTTCAAAGCAACCCGATCTACCGCCAGGCGTCGTTGGCTAACTACGGCTTCATCACGGACGACCCGAATCAGCTTTTCACGGTTCAGGAAGATTCGGTCGGCAACTACATCACGGCGGCGAATGCCGGATTCATCAACGGCAATCTCCAAGCCGGAAGCGGCGGGAGCACGACGACAGGCTTCTCAAGCTGGCAACTCGTCAGTTCGACGGTCGCCACGACCAATACCTTCCAGCTTCGCATTCTCGAACTCACCCGCGGCCCTGACAACGCGATCGGCAACTACGCTCGCTGGACCGTCCGCCTCAATCTCCCTGCCCTCTGGGCGATCACCGGCTACTAAGCCGACTGACAAAACTCGTAGGAGAACACGAACATGGCAACGGTCGGCGGCGTAATCACAACTGGCGCACATCCGAAAGCACTCTGGCCAGGAATCAAGACTTGGTGGGGCCGGCAATATGCCGAACACCCGCAGGAGTATCCGGAATGGTTCGACATTGAGACGTCGGATAAGGCTTACGAAGAGGACGTGGAAATCTCCGGCTTCGGCGTGTTGAGGGAGAAGGACCAAGGGCAGTCTCTCAACTACGATAGCGAAGTCCAGGGTTCGATCACTCGATACACCCACGTCGCGTATGCCGGCGGCTACATCGTCACCTTCGAGGAGCTGCGCGACGATCTCTACGAGGTGGTATCGAAGCGCCGCGCGGCCATGCTCGCCTTCGCGGGCCGACAGACCGAAGAGATCATCGGAGCAAACGTCTTCAATCAGGCGTTCAATACTGCCTATCCAATCGGCGACAATGCGGCATTTATTTCGGCAAGCCATCCGTCATTGGTCGGCAACCAGTCGAACCTGCTCACCACATCGGCGGACCTTTCCGAAACCGCCATCGAGGATTTGGCGATTCAAGTCATGCAGGCGGTCGATTACCGTGGCAACAAGATCGCGCTGATCCCTCAGTCTCTCGGCATCGCGCCGCAGAACTGGTTCGACGCGAATCGCATCATCCACTCGGTGCTGCAAAACGATACCGCTAACAACGCCATCAACGTCATCAAGGCGACCGGGATGTTTCCGAAAGGAATCATGGTCAACCATTATCTCCTCTCGGCAACCGCATGGTTTATCCGAACTAACTGCCCGTACGGTGCGCGGTTTATGTGGCGCGATAAACCTATGTTCGATACTGACAATGAATTTGATACAAAGAACGCTAAGGCTGCGCAGTACATGAGGTTTTCTGCTGGAGTCACAGATTTTAGGCAGTATTACGCAACACCGGGAATGTAACTGGCTACAGCCGCCACGGGGGTCTAGCCTCCGCTCTGTATAAACCGCCTGCGCATCGTGCGCTTTGGCGTAGCGAGAAGGAGAGACCATCATGGGCGACGTTACGACTTTCTGGTCACCGACGAATCGCGCGCTTGAGCGGTCCAGCAATCCCAACGATCTCGGCTTCCCGCTCAACGCGGCACCGAGCATGGACTTCTTGGCGTCCGGTATTCAGGACCATCGCTTTCCCTATAATTCTGGTGGTTCATCGGCCAAGCAGCCTGGAATTGTCGGTTGGTACGGGGCTGCTGATCCGCTAACTGCTAGCTACGTTCCGAGCGCGATTGCGACGGCGAACATTGCGGCGCTGGCGAATGTGGCGAGCGGTGTCGCGATGACGCTGGTTAGCACCACGGGCGCTGGCATCACCGTACTCACTACTGCGGCTCCGGCTTTCTTCATGCCGTCATTGCTTACCCTAAGCGCAGGGGTCGTGATTGACGGCCTTCCGTCGCTCGCGGTATTCGGCTCTGGCGGCAATTTCCAGACCGGCTTTTACAGCCGCTCGACTTATGTCGGGCGCGGTGTCTCGATCTCTGGGGTGAGCGGAGGCGCTGGCGGCATATTCATCGTCTCTGGCTATGACATCTACGGCTATCCGATGACGCAGAGCGTCACGGTGGCGGCCGGGGCAAATACGGTGAATACCTTGAAGACCTTCAAGGCTATCGCATCCGTGACGCCGCAATTCACCGATACACACAACTATTCGGTGGGGACCGCCGACCTCTACGGTTTCGGGATTGTTTCCAGCTATTTCGGTGAGACTTGGATTAATTGGAATAGCACGGCCATCACGGCTAATACCGGATACACGGCAGCGGTAACGACCGTCCCATCCACTAATTTGCTCGGCGATGTGCGCGGAACCTATGCCACGCAGTCGGCGTCAGACGGCACCAAACGCTTGGTTATGGGAACGACGCCGGCGATGGGAGCGCTCGTCACAAACCCGACGACGGGGCTGTTCGGTCAGCCGCAGGTCTAATCACCGTCGGGAGGTTAGGAGAAACCGATGGTTGATGCGGTCACGTCTCAGCTTATAGAAAATGGCCGAAGGAATTGGGCCTACGTCTTCACCTCGATCTCTGATGGAACCGGCGAAACTGGCGTCGTGAAGGTGGACGGCTCGGCGGCGGGGCCGCTCGGCATTTTCTTGTACGGGCAGAATTTCTATCCGCTCTCGCACATCAAGATCGTCGAGGTTGAGTTCAACGTCAAAGGCATGGGGCTTGAGATAATCTGGGACGCGACGACGCCGCAGAACGCGCTTTATATCGGTAGCGATACCGCTGGCCGCCAGAACTATCACAAGATAGGCGGTCTCGCGGCGGCGTCAGCGGGAACCATCATTACCGGCGCTACTGGCAAAATAAAATTCACCACGGTCAGCGCGCTGCCGAACGGCGGCTATACGGTCTACATGCGGGGGACGAAAGGGATTCCACAATCATGAGGCAATACCTCAAAGCCCTCATCGTCGTCGCGTTCGCTGCCGTCATCGCATCTGCCGCGCATGCCCAGCAGACCAACTATCTCGGCACGGTATTCATCGCCGACCCGACGACGCTGACGCACCAGCTCAAGGTCAATTCGGACGGCTCGATCAATGTTGACGGTACGTTCTCCTCTACATTAGGCGGTTTCACGCCTGGTGCCCGCGGCACTCCTCTTACCGTCACGACCTCGGATTCCAGCGGCACGTTGCCAGTAGGCGCGGTAGTAGTCGTTAGCAACGTCGGAACTAATCCGATGTACTGCAACGTCCTTGACGTTGCAGCAACCACGGCCGATCAGCCGGTTACGTCTGGTGGAGGATGGTTTGCCTTTACGATACCGAGTGGAAGCACGGCGCTTCATTGTATAGCGACGGGCGGGTCAACGACCGCAAACATGCTAGGCGGTACTGGTTTGCCGACTGGCACTGGCGGCGGTTCCGGTAGTGGCAGCGGCGGTAACGTCAACCTTACGCAGATACTTAGTGCCGCGCCAAGCGCGACCAATCCGCTGTGGGTATCGCCTGCCACGGGCGCGACGTTTCCTGTTTCGGGTACGTTTTGGCAGGCCACACAGCCCGTCAGCGGGACGTTCTGGCAAACTACGCAACCTGTTTCGCTAACCTCGACGACAATTACTGGAACGGTAGCCGCGACGGAAAGCGGTGTTTGGACCGTGCAACCCGGCAACACCGCGAATACGGTAGCGTGGTTGGTGACGGGAACGGGTGGCACGTTCCCCGTAACCGGAACATTTTGGCAAGCGACGCAGCCCGTATCCAATGCTGGAACCTTTGCCGTTCAGGCTGCCGAGAGCGGGACGTGGACCGTCGGGCTCAGCGCGGGCGCGGCCACCATCGGCGCGGTCACGCAGGCCTCCGGGCCGTGGACCATCAATCTCACGCAGGTCGACGGAACGGCGCTCGGAGCGCCGTCGAACTACGGCACCAGTCCCGGCGCCGTCGAGGTTCTCGGGGTCAATGCCTACGTCACTAATATCCCGGCGGTCACGCAGAGTGGGACGTGGACCAACACGGTCACTCAGGCGACCCCCGCGAACCTCAACGCCACCGTGGTCGGCACCGGCACGTTTGCCGTTCAGGCTACTCTGCAGGCGAGTTCCGCCACGGCCATCGGCACGGTCAATCCCACGACGATCGCGACGTGGGGTCTCGCTGCGAGTACGCAGAACGTAGCCTCGCCCACGAATGGCATACTGGCTCTGGGCCAGTTCAACACCACGCCGACGACGATCACGACCGGAAACGTCTCGCCGTTCCAGCTCGACAACGCCGGCAATCTGCTCGTCAACGTGAAGGTCGGTGGTGGTGCAGGGGGCACGTCGTCCTCGTTCTCGGCCACCTTCCCAGCTACCGGCACCGCAGCCGGTGCGGAATATCTATCCTCGGCACCGTCGCTTACGACTGGGCAGATGGTGGCGCTCCAAGTCACATCGGCTGGTTCGCTTCATACGACCGTGGACAATACGAACAACAACGTTACAGATGCGACTAGTGGCATCGCAACTTCAACAACGTTCGGTTCTCCTGTCGTCAACCACAACTATTTCTACAACGGGACGACATGGGATCAGGCGCAGGATGATGCGAGCAAAAATCTCAAGGTCGGCGTCTATACCGTCCCATCTGGCGCTGTAGCATCCGGTGCCTTCGCGTCAGGCTCTCTCGCGGCTGGCTCGATGGTCGATCTCCTGACCATGCGCGGAGCTGTCGGTGCGGGTACGGCACCAGCCGACGCGCTGATCGGCGGGGCGGTCTACAACTCCACCCCGCTCACGGTCGGCAACACGCAATCGGCGGCGCTGCAGTCCGACCCCAACGGGTTTCTCAAAGTCAACGTCGCTGCAGGTACGGCTGCGGTGAACCAGACGCAGGTCAACGGCTCTACCTATTCCGTTACCAACCCCGGATTTACCGAGATAACGGACGGAACGAATGGCGCGGCTGCGGTCAAGCCTGCGAGCACTCCATCGCCAGCTACGGATAAATCGCTCTCGGTCACGATCAACGCTGGGAGCAACGGCATTGTCGCACTCGGGCAGGCGACTAAAGCCAATTCGGTTCCAGTTACTTTCGCTTCCGATCAAGACCCATGCAGCTACGCGCAAAAGTCCAGTGCGCCTATCACAATCACGACAGCAACAACGACACAGCTCGTCGCGGTTTCCGGTTCAACATCAATTTATGTTTGCGGCTTTAGCTTCTCGGCAAGCAATGTCGTTACAACCGCCAACACTCTGTATTTTGAATATGGGACCAGCACGAATTGCACTGGTACAACCGCGTTAACGGGAACCTATGGCACAGGCAGCGTGGTTGCAGCGGCCCCATCGTTCTATTCGATGGGCAATGGGCTAGGCACGGTTTTCAAGACGACAGCAAGTCAGGGGTTGTGTGCGGTGACCACGATTGGCGCTACTGCGGCCTTTGAGGGTGTCTTAACTTACGTACAGCAGTAGCGGTCCTCCCATGAGACGCCTAGCCCCGTTCCTCTCTGTCGTCATATTCTGCGCCGGGCTGTTCTGCCTAGCGCAAGCGCCGACGCGTGCGGCGGGATGGTTGCCGCTCGTTGCGTCTGGTAGAGGCGGCTACACCGGCCCCAATAACGTCACCACGGCCCAGCCTGTCAGTTGGTGGAGTTGCTCGCGCGCCGTCAGCTCGTCTTATGCCGCAGCACAGAACCCGCTCTGCGATGTTGTCCTAACCTCGACAGGCACAGGAACCTGCACGATCAATGCGGGGACAAACGGTGCTGCGAATATGTCGGCAATCGTCTGTCCGAATAGCGCCCCGGTTTCGAGTGCTGCATCTTATTGTGCCCCTGGGTGTAGTATTACGAAAAGATACGACCAAGTAGGTAGCAATCCGAAGGTGCAGGCTACATTGGCAAATATGCCACTGCTGGCGCTGTCATACTTCAACGGATTGCCATGCTCAAAATATGCTAGCGGCCTTAGTGATTCATCGGGTAACGGTACTAATTTCAGCACATTCTCAATTTCCGTTGTTATGGATCGCACGAGTACAGTTTCTTTCGCTGATATAGAAAACTTTTATTCCGGCAGCGGGCCATTGTTCCAAACGTACAACAATACAGCCAACAGCGCGCAAATGTATGCTGGCTCCACCTACGTTACTGTTCCGGTCACAGATAACCAACTGAACACAGTCGAGCTAGTATTCAACGGGGCATCGTCATCCTATAGCGTTGATGGTGCGGCCCCCACAACCGTCAATCCAGGAAGCGGTTCGACGGGGACTGCCCCGATTTCAACTGGCGCGCCAACCGCCACCGCCATGTACGTCTGCGAGGATGGCTACTATGGCAGCGCGCTCTCGACCGGCGATCAGTCGGCGCTGAACACCAACCAGCGGAGCGCCACTTACGGATACAATTTCTGATGCGCCGCTCTATTTTCGTAATTCTATTGTTGGTCGCGGGGGCGCTCAAATCTGATGCCGCCGGGACGTTTGGAGCGTTTTGTTGCAACGGCGGTAGCGGAAGCAGCACACCCGTCGCCAACTCGCTGGTCACTCCGCAATTCATTGGTGCAGGCGGCGAAAATCCGACCGTGAACGTTTTCAAGGGAGCGGCGGGCTGGACCTATGTTGACGGTAGTGGTCATCCCGCTGTCGGAGAACTGGATAACAACGGTTACCCGCTCTACGGCTCGACCGGGATGGTCAGTCACGGCGGCGATTATTCACCGACCATTCCAGTTCCATTGCAGGCCGAGAGGCCGGGCCACTACGTTGCGCGCGGTATCGGCAGCGGTGAAGTTTCTCTTTACGACACTAGCGGTACAAATGCGGGAGTGCTTTGCACCGGATCAATGGGCGGGTTCGGAAATGCTCAGTGCACTACGTCTGGGTGTTCTTCATTCACAGGTTCGATTACCGGATATTATCTCACCGTCACCATAGCTCCAACAGGAACCGGCTGTGGCTTGGTTGTCGGTCAACCTATCTCGGGTGGGTCGATCCTGGTCGGCTTGTTTGGTACGCCAACCATCATCACCGGGGAGTCTGGGTCGTCCAACTGCCCATCCTGCACCGGGACAGGTGGGGTCGGGACTTATCTGCTCAACTATTCGCAGAGCGTCGGTAGCGGCAGCATCAATCCAGGCTGGCGCTTCGAGATGAGTGTTACCGGCGAAGGAAGTACAACGGGGGGGGCGTGGGCATTTTCCATCATCGCTACGACCAGTGGCAACACGATCAAAGACGTTGAGATAGTCCACGTCAACGACGAGGAGATATCGTGGACGGCCCCGCTTGCACTGGGTTCGAGCACTGGGCTCGGCGGCGTGCTGTGGAAGCAGAGAATAGCGCAGGCGAACTTCAAGATAATCCGCGATCTTAACTGGGGGAACGCGAACAACTCGAACTGTACTATATGGGCGAACAGGACACCGAGCGCATTCTATTCTTGGTCCGCAGAACAAGAGCCGTCAGGTCTGACAGCGAGCGCCATCACCTACGCCAGTAGCACCGATACCTATTCGGTGACATTCGGCTCGGGAAATTTTGCAGACAAAGAAACAATAGTTTTTGTCTGGCCCGTAAGCGGGGTGAGCTTTACAGGTGCGAGCAGCGGCAGCACAGCCCTAACATCGTCTGGCGTTACGGGCACGATCAATGTCGGCGCGCAAATAACTGGCACCGGGATTCCTGCAAGCACGTACATTATCAGCGGCAGCGGGTCGTCGTGGGTCACGAACAATGCCACAACGGTCAGCGGTACAGTGACCGTTGTGGGTGGCACGTTGACCAGCAAGATAAGCCTCAACAGTAATGCCTCCGTACCTATTTCCAATAGTTTTGGTCAAGCAATAACTAACGGCGGCCAGCCAGCAGGGAACATAAACGACATCATCGTCTACGACGCCATTCTCGGCAGCGCGATGCACTTTAGCGGCGGAAGTGACAAGGGGCTGTCATGCGCGGTCCCACCGGAAGCAGAACTTCAACTCGCCTACGAGACTGACACGAATTTGTGGGTCGTCGCGTTATCTCTCGCCGTCGATCCGATGACGGATTATTACCCGAGCTTCTACAGTCTCGCCAAGAGTACCTTTCCGAGCATGACGTTCATTCAGGAAACTCCTGACGAGATGGACTTCACGCTCACGCAGTCGTCTTGCTACATGTCCTCCAAGTCGAATGCCTACAAGGCGCTGGACTCGCACTGGACCAATGGTCTTTTTTACTGCGGTCCCGGTGGAAACAACTTGGCGGAGGAAGGCAAGGTAGCTTCCACGTTAGGTCAGGCACTCGTCGCCAGCGGCTTGAGCAAATACGAACTCGTTGCTGGCGTACAGACCTCGGCTGGCACGAGTTCTTACGACCTCGCAAATTACTACAATCTCATGATGAGTTCGTATGCCTACGTCAATCAGAACCCATCGAACATTCCAACACAGTCCGGCTATACGCAGGCGCCGGCCTACAACTACGTGACGCGACTCGCCGTCGATAATTATTGGGTTGCGGGCGAGGCTTACAGCCTACAGGAGACCGCCGACGCTTGGTGCTTCTACTATGACGTGGCAAATCCGTCGCTCGCGAGCACGGCTGGTTGCGCCAGCCAATCGACGCTCATGTCCGCGTACACGGCTACGGCGCTGAGCAGCACATCCAGCCAGGTCACCATATACGAGCGAATCCAGACCTACATTGGCTGGAGTGGTTTTGGTGCTACATGCGGCCAGGCATCGCGCCCTGGTGGCTGCCCGATGAACGCTTCGCCGCTGTTTGGGTATGAGGGAACTTATTCGTTTAATGCGCAGGCGACTGACAAGACCGCACCTGTCACCGCAGCGACGAATGCGAGTTCGGCCGTTCTCTCCGTGGCTGGGGTCAATTCCGGTGGCACCCAATCCGAGAATGGTTGTGTCGGTGGGCAGACGGTTGGACTAACAAGCGTTGTCAGTAGTGGTACTTGGGCCTCGTCTTACTCTAACCTCACTGTCACGGCGACCACGAACAGTACATGCACGGTCAACATCAACAGCACGGGTCTCGGAACGCTCACGAGTGCCACGCTGACCTTTACCGGCTCCGGCGGTGCGAGCGGCTGTACCGCCTCCACGACGTGCTATGTTGCGGGCTACACTAACTTCCTGCGCACGCAGGCTTACCTGGCTCCGTCGCTCAAGACACTGACGACATACTTCTACGGGCAGTTCGCCGCCAACGGGGGTCAGTATCCCGCGCTGTTCACACTGGCCGCCAGCTACTTTCCTTGGTTCGGCTGGTTCCCGGACATCTACGGCTACTTTACCGAGGGGAATTGCAGTTCATGCACGATTTCGACAAACACGATGACGCTTGGCGGAACGGTGACAGGCGTCTTCAAGGTAGGCGACACGATATTCGGCAAAGGCGTTACTGGTCCCGGCACCGGAGCGGGATCGCAGACCACCATCACGCTCATAGCCAGCGGCACTGGGACGCAACCGGGCGACACTCTGGAGTTATCGCAAAACTCGACAGTTGCGAGCGGCGTGCCGATGAGCAGCAACGTGACGCCCGCCACTAGCCCGAATACGCTCTACACCAACAGCCCAGTCACTCAATGGTCCGCCATCTGCGACTGGAACGGCGTCGGGGCGAACTGCGGTGGTTATCTTCTCAACCGCGACCTCGATCCCGGCAGCAACGACAACACGCCAGTAGGCTTGGCGGTAGCGGCATAGTGATCTGTCATGAGTGCGAGTTGCGCGGCGATATGGTATAGGCAACGAATCCGAAGATTGAGAATGAAATGGGCCGTAAACTTCACTTCAAAATGGGGTCGTTCTACCGGACAGATGATCGGACCGGATTCCCACAGCGCGCGGAGCGCACGCGGAAAGAGTGGAATAATTTAATCGTCGACGAGAAGGTCTGGGAGCCTCGCCAGCCGCAGGATCTCGTTAAAGGCGTTCCCGATATTCAGTCGGTTCCTGACGCGCGCCCCCTCGGCCAGAACATCTATGTCGGTCCGATAAGCGTGGCGACCACGGCGAATGCCGTGATCGGACAGACCGTGATCCCGGTGCAGACCATCTTCGGCTTTTATAACGGCGCGAAAGTAGGCTGCATGACCGACCAAGATGGCGGAGCGGTATTCTTCACGACGATTGTGTTAGCCCCTGTGGGCTTCAATCTTGTGCTAGCTACGGGTCTGCCTTACACAATGGCGTCAGGGAATTTGATCACTCTGTACAAGCCGAGCCCGCCTCCGGAGCCTGGATTGCCATGACAACCTCCGGAACGTCAGCATGGAATGCCTCGATAACGTCGATGTTGACTGCGATGTACCGAAAACTCGGCGCTATAGCGGAGGATGAAACGCCGACAGCTGGCATGTACAATGACGCGCTGTTCGCGGGGAACGCGATGATTAAGGAATGGATGGCGCTCGGAATCCACGTTTGGACCGAGGAAGAGGCGATTCTATTCTTTCAGGCCGGCCAGAACCGCTATCTGCTAGGTGGCGCGGGCACTGGCGGCACGGGGCCGGACAATTGCTGCGACGCCTATTCGTGGGTGCCGATGCAGGTCGCGTTGCCGGTTAGTGGGGGCGATACCACCGTCACGGTCACCAACACGGTCGCGCCAAACGGATTGGCTGTTACTAACGGAGACAACTTCGGCATCGTTCTCGATAGCGGCGTGGCGTTCTGGACTACCGTTAGCGGTGTTCCAGTCGGGAACGTCGTTACGCTCGCCACAGCCATCCCGGCGGGGCAGACCGCATCTGCTCAGAACAACGCTTTCGACTACACGACGAAGATCGTGCGCCCGTTGAAGATCCCGATGGCGCGGCAGATTTACTACCAAGGTGGCCAAAGCATGGGTCCACACTTGACGCCGATGACCGTCCTTTCGCGGAAGGAATACATGGATTTGCCGAACCCACTTGACCCCGGCATCTCGACGCAATTCTTCTATTCGCCGCAGTTGGTCTCCGGCGTGTTCTACCCTTGGCCAAGTCCGCAGAACGCAAACTTCGGCGCGCGTTTCACTTGGTATCGGCCTCTGATGGACCTCACCACGCCAGCCAACACCGCCGATCTCCCGCAGGAATGGCTAAACGGTTTGATGTGGAACCTTGCCCAAGAGATGGCTCCGGAGTTTGACGTTCCGCCGCAGCGTTGGCAAATGATTCAACAAATGGCGACGATGAAGTTGGACCTGATCCAGAGCTATGACCGCGAGCCAGAGCCTATTTTATTCGGTATGGACTTCGACCAGGCGCACAGGTGATCCATGCCGGACATCCTGTTTGCCGTGGAGTCGGCTGAAAGTCGAAGCCTTCCCCTAAACGCGCAGCGGCTCGTCAACTTCTTCTCTGAGAAAGAACCACAGGGCGCGAAATCGCAGACGCCGCTATTTGGCGCTCCTGGTCAGTCGGCGTTTGCTGACACTTCGACCATCGTCGGTGCAATCGCTGCACTCGGCACGATCACGCCTGGTTCTGGTTATGGTTCTGGAACGTACAGTAGTGTTCCCTTGACGGGCGGCTCTGGCAGCGGCGCTATCGCGACTATCACGATTGGCGGCGGTGCGGTTACCGCGGTTGTCATCACCACGGCCGGCATCAATTATCTGGTCTACGACGTGCTCTCGGCGTCAAGCGCGAATATCGGCGGAACTGGATCGGGATTTTCTGTTCCAGTGGCGACGATCGGTAATCAGGGAATAGACAACGCATCGATTACGGACGAAGGGGCATATAGAGATCAATTCAATGTTTCGAATATCCCGCTGACGAGCGGCTCTGGGACTGGGGCCACGGCGAATATTGCTAGTACACCCGTCGGTTTCTACTACTCTGTACTTTCAATCACGATTGTTAATCCAGGCGTCAACTATAAGGTCGGCGATATTGTATCGGCAGACCTTGGGGCTTACAGTCCGGTAGTAAATTTCACGGCACGGGTGAGCACGCTCGGCGGCGGCAACATAGTCACGCTCGGGGCCATCACCGGCGGTTCCGACTACGTTGATACGACAAGCTATTTTGCCAATGTGCCGCTGACCGGCGGAACTGGTTCCGGGGCGACCGGTAACATCACGCTCAGCAACGGCTCGGTCAGCACTGTCGCGGTCAATAATCCCGGCATCAATTATCTGGTCTACGACACGCTGTCGGCCGCACTCGGCACTGTCGCGACACTCGGCACGATCGCGCCCGGCACCGGTTACGTGGTCGGTTCCTACACCAACGTCCCGTTGACGAGCGGAACGGGAACTGGTGCAGCGGCCTCCATTACCGTGACCAACGTGATTGCGACGCTCGGTAGCATCACCGGAGGGTCGAGCTACGTCAACGGTTCCTACACCAACGTGCCGCTTACCGGCGGAACGGGAACGGGAGCAACGGCGAATATCACCGTCGCCGGTAACGCGGTCACTGTCGTAACAATCGTCAATCGCGGATCCGGCTATGCCGCCTCCGATTCACTCTCTGCTTCAAATTCACATCTCGGCGGTGCCGGTTCTGGATTCGCGGTTCCAGTCGCGACCGTCACACCCGGCGTCACCACCGTCACTATCACGGCAACCGGCTTTGGCTATGCGGTTAATGACGTTCTGTCGGCTTCCAATGCCAATCTCGGCGGCACCGGTTCGGGGTTCTCCGCTGTCGTCGCGACCATTGGTGGCGGCTCGGGTTTCGCCGTTCCCGTCGTTGCAATCAACACCGTCGGGCCAATCCGCGGCTCGTGGGTGCGGCAGGACGTTCCCTACGTCGTCGCCGGCAATTCGCTTTATCAACTCGGTCAAACGACGACCGGGATTTATAACAATGTTCCGCTGACGGGAGGGATAGGGAGCGGAGCGGCAGCCAATATTACTATCATCGCAGGCGTGGTAACCGCTGTTGCCGTCACGGCGGCGGGCGTCAATTATGAAGTTGGCGATGTGCTGTCCGCGCCACTTGGCGGAGGTACGGGATTCTCGGTTTCCGTCGTCACGCTCACTGGGACCGGGATTGCAACGCTCGGCGCAATCGCCGGAGGATTAAACTATCAGGTTGGCACCGTTGCACTTGTAGGAAGCAATATCGGAGACACCGACATCGTCAGCATGTCGGACAACGGCTTCCAGCTTTGCATCGTCAGCGCGCAGGCACAGGCTGGATGGATACTCGACACCAATCCGCAATCTGCGACTTATGGATTTCAGCAGATAACCGATCCTGCGTTCTACCCAGCCGCTACGGTGTCGTTCTTTGACGGCTATTTCGTGTTTGATCGCATGGGGACGAATGAGTTTTTCCTATCGAATCTGTACGACGGGACGACTTACAACGCGCTCGATTTTGCGTCCGCCGAGTCGCAGCCGGATTTCGTCACCGGGACCATACAAAATCTGCAACTGCTATTTGTCATTTGCCAAGCGCACCTTGAACTCTGGTACGACGCCGGTGCTTTCCCTTTTCCGTTCGCACGCTATACCGGCGCCGGCATCAGCTATGGATGCGTCTCGCCGCAGACCATCATCAAGCAGGACGGTGCTATCTTCTTTCTCGGTGCGGACAAGATTTTCTACCGTTTGCAATCGACGGTGCCGATCAGGGTCAGCACGCACGCGATGGAGCACATCATCGCGCAGGACCGCAACGTTGCGGAGGCGCATTGCTTCACTTTTACGCTGGAGGGTCACAAGATGGTGGTTCTCCAATTGCCAGCCTCACAGCGCACGCTCATATTCGACATCTCGACTAACCGTTGGCACGAGCGAGAATCGTGGACATCGACCAATACATCGCTCGGGCTATGGCGTCCTAGCACGGCGTTTGTAGCGTTCAACAACACCTATCTCGGTGATGGTTTTAACGAGAAAGTCAATCTGCTTGACTGGACGGTATATACCGAATTGGGCAATACAATCAGGGGGTTAGCCTATTCTATCCCATACCATCAAGATCGAAAGCGGCTGTTCGTTTCGCGCTTTGAACTTGATATTCAGGCCGGTGTCGGAACGGCGAGTGGTGCGGGTTCTAATCCGCAGATCATGCTCAGTTGGTCTGTTGACGGTGCTCAGACGTTCGAGCCGCTTCAATTCTGGCGATCAATGGGCAAGATAGGGCAATACCTGACGCGGCTACGATGGCTGCGCATGGGGAACGGGAGGCAATTCGTTTTTTGTCTGACGGTGACCGATCCGGTGCCACGCGTTATCATAAGCGCACACGCCGACATCAGCATCGGGATGTAAGATGGCCGGGACTCCTCCGACTCTGCCTCCGTTTTCCTTCGGGCCATTCGTTAGCCCAAGCGGTGTATTAACCGCAGCGGCCCTAAACTTCCTTCAACAATTATGGGCAGCGGCTTTTGCTGGTGGTGGCATCACGCCTGGCATATTTCTACTTGGCTATTCGGATGCGATCAATTTCAACGTTGCTGGGGACAAACCAATTACCCTGTCGATTCCGGCTGGCGCGATCGGCTGGCACGCTGCGCTCGGCCTGGTCTATGGAACGAGCGGCAGCTTCTCAACGGCGAAGGCTGGGCTTTATTCGCTCGCGTTTACGCAAGGAACCGTGCTTCTGGGCCAGACGGCACTTTCGGGCATTACCGCGACAGGAATCAACACGCCCGGAGCCACAACGAACTTAACCCCCGGCACAACAGCCATATGGAACTATTCGACGCTCTATCTCAACGTTGGAACTGCCCAAGGGGCCACGTCTCAAGGAAATTTCTACCTCTTCGGCTATCCAGCCTACTAGCCAATGGCCTCTACCGCGTGGTAAAAGACGACACGGACGAAGGCACGGCGTCCCCTCCGAACAGGAAGTTAGGAACGCTGTGGCCGCGCCGTTCATCGTCTTTTCGCTGCCGAGGTCGCGGTCCGCTTGGATCGCGCGGTTTCTATCCTACGGCGGAAGGCGATGCGGTCATGATCTTGCGACTGAATGCGCGTCGCTCGACGAACTCACTGGGCACTTCCACGGCGAATATGCTGGGACGGCGGAAACGGGGGCGGTAATCGGATGGCGCGCGCTACGTCGGCGGTTGCCCGACGCTAGAATTGCCGTCGTTCGACGCCCTGTCGGCTATATTCACGCTAGCCTATCGCGCTTTGGTCTGGGCTCTCAGGCGCTCATGGACGAATTGATAAAGCGCGATGCGATGCTTGATGAGTTAGCTCGCGTGCCTGGGGTCAAGTCGTTCACGTTCGCTCAACTCAACGGCATTGAAGCGTGCCGCGCGCTGTTCGAGCATTGCCTTGGCGTGCCGTTCGATTGGAAATGGTGGCAGGGACTCGCCGACGTGAACGTACAGGTCAATGTTCATGAGCGGTTGCACTTCCTCGCGGCAAACCGAAAACGCATCGAAGCCTTAAAGCGGGAGGCGGCTTTTGAAGAAAACAATCACATCTCCCATATCGTCATTGGATCGGAACCGTGGGATTCGTTGTGGCCAGAGATCGATGCGCTGTTCGCCGAACACTTCAACGAGGTTGAGGGCGACTTAGCGGTGAATCGCCCCTACAAACTCGACGAACCGGCAATGCGAGCGATGAATACGGCTGGGATGCTCCGCATTATTACGGCCCGCGTCGACGGCATTTTGGCCGGCTATTGCATGTGGCAGGTGACGCCGGATGTCGAAAGTGCCGGGATGCTCATCGCGCAGCATGGGCCGTGGTTCGTCCGAAAAGTCCACGCGCACCTGATGCTCGGTCCGAAGCTGTTTAACGCTTCGCTCGTAGATTTGCGCGCGCTCGGTGTCAAGAACGCCTTCCCGCATCATCGCTTGCAGGGGCGCGGGGCGAAACTCGGTGCGTTTTTCCGGCGTCTCGGTGCTGTCGAAACTCAGCGAACATATTCGTTATGGCTAGGAGAGACGCAGCATGCCTAGTCTTACAATTAGCGCAGCGATTCTCGGTGCTGGTGCGTTAACCGCAGGGGCTGGCGTAACGGGCTCTGTGCTATCCGCTGACGCGCAGAAGTCGGCAGCGCAGACCGCAGCAAACACCCAACTCAGCATCTTCGGTCAGACGCAGGCTAATCTTGCTCCTTACAATCAAGTCGGCCAAAGCGCGGTATCTCAATTGGCCTCTCTGTTCGGTCTTGGGACCGGGGGTGCCGCAGGAACTGGGCCGACAGCAGCCACCGCTGCTAACGCTACGTCGGCGCTTACGAATTATCCCGGCTACAAGTTCGGCTTGCAACAGGGCAACTTAGCCCAACAGCAAAGTGCAGCGTCGCAAGGCACTTTGCTTTCCGGCGCTCAACTTCAGGCGGCGCAGCAGTACGGCCAGAACTACGCCATGCAGAATGCGTGGAGTCCGTATGTCTCGCAACTCGATACGCTTGCCAATCAGGGTGAGAACGCGGCGGCTACCACCGGTCAAGTTGGTGCCACCACTGGTACGAGCGTAGCAAATAGCCAGCTCGCTTCCGGGCAGGCGACGGCCAGCGGAATCGCCGGAGCTACTAATCAGGTCACCGGAGGAATCCAGAGCGGATTGCTGGCTTCTCTGCTTGCTAACAGTCAGCAAAATCAAAATAACACGGGAATAATACCCGGATCCATCACTGGAGGGTTGTCGTGAAACCAGCAATGCCGAAGGTCAAAAAGGCGATGAGCGTAAAGCCTCGTCGTCCATTTGGTTTGCGCGCGGCGTTTGGCAGCGGCAAGCAAGCATTCAACGATCCGAAATCGATGGTGGCTCCGGACCAAGCATTCAGTGGCGCTATGGCGATGCCTCAAGGCGAATCGTCCACCGCGCCAATGACGCCGCCAGTACCGATGCCGCAGGGCTGACCGGATAATCTGTCATGGCCGATCAATCAGTTGCGCTTCAAATAAAAACGCCAGATATGGCGACGCCGTTGCGTGAGGCCCAGGATTACGAGGTTGGGCAGACCAATTTGGCGGCCGGTCAGACCAAATTGCAAATGCTCAACCGGGAGAACTCCGGACAAGACATTCAGTATCGCAGCCAGCTCATCCGCGACGCGGCTGCACATGCTCTCGACGCCGATAGCTGGGATTCGGCGATGAATGCGGCAGCCCAGAAAGGGGCACCAGAGGCTTCCCAGTACGTCGGCCGCTACACGCCGCTCCTTCAGCAACGGTTATTCGACGCCTATGGGGGAGCGCCGCAGGGCACACCAGGGGGTGTTGGTGCTGCACCTTCTAATGCAGCGGCAACGCCCACCGAAGCACTCGACCGCATGTATCAGAACGTTCCTCCGGCGCAGATCGCTCAAAGCCTGCAAAAGAACAACATGATCCTTGGTGTGCTGGCTACGGTGAAGGATCAGCAGAGCCAAGATGCGGCAGTCCAGAGGCTGACCGCTATGGGGATTCCAGCGGCGCAGTTCTTAGGCCAAAATTACAACCCTTTGAATATCGTCAATCTGTATAACCAGACGCAGCAGAGGATGGCGTATCTTCAGAACCGCGTCGCCGGAGCCTCTACTGGCGCTCCCAATCCGCAAGTCAAAACCGACATGCAAGTCGTCGGCGGTGTCGGTTATGATCCTTACAATGCTGGAAAACCGCTGACGCCTCCGGTTCAGAAGCCGGTTCCAGATGCGTTTGGACCGAACGGAGAGCCTATCTTCTACACTGAGCAGGGCGGTCTTGTTCGTCCCGGTTCTGGCACGGTTGGTCCAGACGTCGCCGCCGCGCGTATCGACCGGACGGAGAACGCTACTGGCGATCCAAACGCGAAGAACCCACGATCAACGGCCACGGGAAACGGCCAGTTCATTGATTCGACATGGCTCGATACGGTCAAGGAAGCACGCCCGGAGCTTGCAAAATCTCTCAACGATAAGCAATTGCTTGCGCTGCGTTCCGACCCGCAATTCTCAGCCGATATGACTGCGGCACTTGCGACAAAGAACGCGGGGGCGCTATCAGACGCCAAACTTCCGGTAACGACAGCTTCGCTCGCGCTTGCCCATAGATTCGGAATGGATGGCGCGACCAAAATATTGAACGCGGCACCGAACACGCCGATGGAGCAACTTGTTTCTCCGGACGTATTGAAGGCAAACCCTGAACTCAAAGGGCAGACCGCGGGTGGCGTAGCGCAGGGATTGATGCGCCAGGTCGGCAATGATCCGGTGACGACCGACCAACAGCAGATTTTCCACAAGGGCCAGTTCGATAAACCGCAGTTGGTCGAAACCGATGATGGGAAAGGCGGTACGAACCGCGTCCTAGCGCAGCAGAACAACCGCACCGGTCAATGGGTAACTGCGGACGATAAGAGAACGCCGATCGACTCCACCAACATGGTTATCATTCCAGAATCAATGGGTGCCGGCGGTGGCGGCCGCTTCGCTGGTCAGGTGATCCGCATCATGACCAGTGCCAAGCAAGCGACAGCCGAACTCGGCAATCTTGTGCAACTGCCTCTCGATTCATCGAGCGGCTGGTTCATGGGCGCTCAGAATCGGACTCCTACATCGATCATCGGCGCGACTAAGCAAGTTCTCGCCCAGAAAGTGACTGATCAAGAAGTCCAGGATTTCAATACGTCCATCGTTGGCATGGGCAAGGCGCTCGCAAGCTTGGAAAGCGGCGGTATGCAAACCAACCAAGCTTTGATCGGTCAGTTCGACAGACTTGCTCTCCAAACGGGTGATACAAATTTCACCAAGATGCGCAAGCTTGCGACCATGCGGCAGGATGCCGAGAACGCTATCGAATCAGTTCTGACGAGTCCGCTGCTAGGCAAACAACAAAAAGAGTTCGCGCAGGGGCTAATTGCTGATCTTCGCAACGCCGTCCCGTTCTCCCCAAACGACGTGACTATGTTGGAACGGAGCAAAAAGCCCGGCGCTACGATGGGCGACTTTGCTAAGAGCCAAGGTCTAGCGCCGCAGTTCGTCGCTGGACAAACCTATACGGACGCGAAGGGAAACACCGCTACTTACGGCGGCAAGGACAGCTCCGGAAAGGACGTTTGGAAGTAACCGATGACCGACTTCGATCCGACCACCGCGCAGCCGTCCGCTGCCCCGTCATTTGACCCGACGACCGCTCAGCCCGTCGCCGAAAAGACCGGCGGCATCCTGCCAAACTTTGCGGCTGGGTTTGGCGAAGGCGTGACGGGCGGCCTCGATATGCTTGATCGGGCGATCAATCCCTATCGGACCGTGGCGAGCCTTATAAACGGGGGTCGACAGACCTCAATCACGGCACCTGTTGCCGACCAGGCTTTCTATAATCGGTTATTGGGCCAAATTGGCATGAACCCAGACGACGTGGCGGCTCGGACGCTGCCGGAGCGGCTTGCCCGCTACGCTGGTCAAGGGGCGACCGCAGTGCTTACCCCCGGGCCTGGGGAACTCGGCCTTGCGGCTACCGGGGCTAGGGCGCTCACAGGGGCTGTTGCCGGAATGGCCGGCGGAGAGGCTGCGGAAGCCGCCCCAGACCCCATTAAGCCGCTAGTCGGCATTGTCGCTTCCTTGGCGGCTGGAATCCCGTTTTCGGCTGGAATGTCCGCAGCGGCGCGGTTGCCGGGACAGATCAAGACGGCGACAACTTTGGCTCGTGCCGGTACTTCGACCGATGTCGCTGAACAGGCTGCGGGCACGGTGCTGGCGAAAAACGCGACGGACGTTCCCAGCGTCAAGGACATGTTGGCGCAGGGCGTCCAGCCAAAAGTTCCCGATTCTGAGCCGACGACGTTCCAGGCCACAGGCGACATGGGCCTCGGGGCGTTGGAACGCGCGACCGCGACGAAAAACCCGGAATTGTTTAAGGCCAGAGAGGCCGAGCAGAACGCGGCGCGAATCATGGCACTGCAGGGTGTTCAGACCGGAGCGAACCCGATTGCGGTCGCCGATTATTTTCGCGGTCAACTCCGTGACCTTGATGCCGGTACGGCGGCTGGCATTGAGAACCGAATTAACACGGCGCGGCAGACCGCGGCGGCGATTGGTGGTGACATACCGCCGGAGGCGCTAGGCCAGACCATGCGCGATGCGGTGGCGAGCGCCGAGGCTGGTGTGCGGCAAACGGAACGTGGATTGTGGAACGCCGTCGATCCAGAAGGAAATCTCACCGGCAACGTCAAAATGACATCGAGCAAGGCCGACGAACTCGTCGACGCAATGCGTAAGACCGAAAAGCCGATGGAGGGGGAGGAAGCCGCCGTCTTCAAGCAGGCGAGTGCCATGTCCGATGTAGAACCGGTGGCCGACTTGATCGCACTGCGCAGCCGCGTCTCGACGGCAATGCGCGACGAACTCATGACGAACGGGCGCACGCCGAGTTACGCGCGCTTGGTGCAACTCCGGGGTGCCATCCAAGACAATTTGGCGAAGACGATCTCCGATCAGGCTGTTGCAGAAGCGCCGAAGGTGGCGTCAGGCGCAATCTCGCCCGATGCAACGATTACCGCGCGCATCGCTCAATGGCGGCAGAATTGGGAGGCTGAACGTGCCCAACGACAAGCGGCCGGGATTGGCAGCGAAACCGGTGTTCGAGGGCCTGCCAACGACGGAGCAGCTAACCCTCCTGGCACTGGCGGAGCAACACTTCCGCCGGGCGGGGGATCTGTCGGCCCTGCGGGCGATACGGGATTACCGGGAAATGCTCCGACCTTCGATGCTGCCGCCGGCGGTCGCCTAGCTGCCGCCACCGCCGCCACGAAGGAACGCGCCGCGACGTTCGGCAATGGGCCGGTCGGACAGATCCTGCGGCAGGCTGGTGGCGCTAACCTCTACCGCGTCGCCGATGCTGGTGTTCCCGGCAAACTGTTTCATTCCGGCCCCACCGCGTTCCAAGATGCCCAAGGACTTGCCAATGCGGTAGGGCCAGATCGCGCCGCCGCGCTCTTGACTGATGCTGCGGCCGCTTCCCTGCGCCGGGCCGCGATGAACGAAGACGGCTACCTCGATCCGAAGCGTCTCATGCTGTGGCAGAACAAATACGCCGACGCCTTGAGGGCACTACCGGACAATGTGCGCGAGCAGTTTACGAGCGCGCGGAACGCTGGGCAGGCAGTCGCCGAAGCGACGCTTGCTCGCGCCGATGCAATGAAGTCGCTCCAATCCGGCAAGGTCGGCCAACTCCTCGGCGTGACGACACCGGAAGAGGTGACCAACATTGTCGGACAGACGTTCTCCTCGCCTCAGAGCACCACGTTGATGAAAGGATTGGCCGATGCGGTGCGTAGCGATCCCGATGCTGCGGCCGGACTTCGCCAAGCCATTGCTGACCATATCGCCAAGCGGTTCATTTCAAATACCGAGGTCGGAACGTCCGGCATCAGCGGCATCAAGGCTGACGCTTTTCAGAGTTTCGTTAAGCAAAACGAACCTGCGCTACGTCAGGTGTTCACGCCGCCGGAAATGGACACGATAAAGGCCATTGCCGATGATATTCGGCAGGCAAAGCGGTCACAGACGGCTGTTCGTCTTGTCGGCCAGAGCAACACGGCGCAGGACATCGCGGCCGTCGGTAAACAATCATCTCTGCTCGGAAAGTTGGTAAAGGACGCTGGGGCTGCTGGCGCAGGTTTTCTCTTTCACGGTCCGCTTGGTGCCATAGTTGGCGTGATAGGTGCCCGTAGCTTGCAGGCACTTCGAGAAGCAGGCATAGCGAACGTCGATCAGCTTGTCACCAAAGCCATGCTCGATCCGGTGCTGGCGCGACGACTTCTCGAAAAGGTTCCGGTCGGTGCCGCCGCGGCGACGCCGGCTCAGGACGCAATGCTGGCCAGGGCGATCCGACGGTCGATTGCGCCATCCTTCGCGGTCTCGGCCAATGCGCGAACCGGAAATGGAGCGACGCGATGAACTTCAAAAAGTCTTTAGTCGCCCTCATCCTTTTGCTCGCTGCGTCGCTGCCGGCGTTGGCGCAAACCGTACCGCTCGGGCCGCGGTTCGTGCTGCCATATCAGACGGTAGTTGACAGCAACGGCGTCCCGATTCCCGGCGCGCTCTTGTATTTCTATTCCTCTGGCACCAATACGCCGCTAACGACCTATTCTGATGCGTTGTTGTCAGTGCCGAATACGAATCCTGTGGTCGCAAGCGCCGCCGGCGTTTTCCCCAACATTTTCCTTAACGGCAATTACAAGGTCGTCCTGACGGATTCCTTATTCAATCAAATCTGGACGGCTGATCCGGTCTATAGCGGGCTATCCGGGAGCGGAGGCGGGACGCCCGGCGGCATCAACACCCAAGTCCAGTACAATACTAACGGCCTTTTCGGTGGCATTTCCGGCGTCACTACGAATGGTGCCGGTCTGACCATCGCGGCTAATGATCTTACGCTCTCCGGTGTCATTGGCTCGACGCAATGCCTGCAGGCAAATACCTCGGGCGTAGTTAGCGGCACTGGCGTCGTTTGCGGCGGTGGTGGCGCTAGCCTCGGCGACCAGATTTTTGCCTCTCCGGGCGCCGTCGACACGCTGACCATCACCAACACACCGCTGCCGACAGCGGCAGTCCAGCTCACGATCTATTTCGACGGCATCGCGCAAGCGCAGAATACATGGAGCCTCGCCGCTGGCGTCGTCACGTTCGACGCCAACATCCCGGCCAATGTCCAGCAAGTCGAAATGAAATGGGCCGCGCCATCGGTATTCACCGGTGTATCGTCGATTGGTGGGGCTACTGGTACGGTACTGCTCGGTACCGGCCTTTCGATTGTGGGACAGACGATTTCAGCAACGCCGCCTGTCATTGGCCAGCCAGGTGGGCGGCTCGTAGCGCAGGCGAGTAGTTGCTCCGGTGCATCGCCAGTTCAGAATAACTCGGTCGTTTCCGCAGCGGTGATTTGCTACGTCCCCTATGCAACCGCATCCATCCCGATTAGCGGCACCGGGTATTCGTTCGCGACGCTGACGTTGACGCCGACGAATGCGGTGGCGACCAACCTGTACGACATCTTTGCGGTCGTAAGCTCAGGCAGCGCTGCGCTCTGCTACGACGTCAACCCATGGACGAATGCTTCGACGCGGGCGGACGGCATCGCGCAAGGAGCGAATGGTTACTTTACCAACGCAAGCACGATCGCGACCTGCGCGAATAACGGTAGCACGATCGCCAGTTCAATCACGGCCGGGAATGCAACCTATCTCGGCACGTTCTATGCGTCCGCGACTAGCACGACATCATGGAATCTAAACCCCGCGCCGGCCAGCGGAGGCACTAACAACTGCGTCTGTCTCTACAACGCTTACAACCGCGTCAACGTGCAGGCGATCGAGCGCGAAGGTGCTTCGCAGTGGCCTTACGGCAGCCCCACATGGCGGCCGGAGAACAATTCCACCGGCAACCGCATATCCGTGGTCGACGGGCTCGGCCTTTCTCAAGTGCGCCTAGTCGAATACATGACTATGAGCTACGGCACGAGCACTGGGCCTCAGGCTGGTTCACCGGGCATCTGTGTCAACTGCATCAGCACGCCCGCAGTCACCAACGGCAATCTCTGTCAGGGGTCATATACGGCGGCAGACCAAGGCTCGATGTGCGTTGTCGCCCTCAACTACACCGGCCTCGGTTTCACATTCTATCAAGCCGTTGAGGCCGGTACCGCACCATCAACTTTCGATGGACCGGACTGGTACGGGAATTATGACAGTGAACTCACACTCGAAATCTCGAACTGAAAGACAGAGCATAATGCGCTATCTCCTTTCAATTATCGCACTATTTGCATTGCTGATTTCGGCGAGTGCTTCGCCGCTGACCACGACACCTTATTTGCAAGGGCTGACGCTCTCTACTTGCGGCGCGAACTATCCAATCCTTGGCAACGGTTCCGGCAATACGCCAATCTGCGGCTCCGGCGCGCTCGGCGCTGCGGCTTATTCCGTGGCGACGGTGACGCTCGGCTCCACCACGATGACGTTGGGATCGACCTACGGCACCATCGCCGGGGCTATCAATTTATCGGGCACGCTCAGCTTCGGCGTCCTGTCGCCGACGAGCCTCGGTGCCAGCCCGACCACGATTACCGGACTGACCAACGACAGCAGCATTGTCGGCAATAACGACTACCTGATCGTTTACTCGGCTGCGGCCGGAGCGATCCAGAAGGCGACCATTTCCTCCGTGGTGTCATCGGGCGTGGCCGGCGTCTCCTCCTTGAACGGTCTGACAGGTTCACTCTCGATCATCGCCGGGACCGACATTGCGGTCAGCGCGGCCGGTTTCGGCGTCACGGTCAACTTCGCCATCCCAGGCAGCTCATCCGGCATAACGACGTTTGCAAGCGCGAATGCAAGCGCAACCAACTACACGCTTACCGCCCCAGCTGCGAGCGGCACGCTCAGCCTCTTGGGACTGGCGGAAACCTTTACGGCGCTCAAGACCTTCAACAATAGTGATCTGTGCATCCTCGGCTCCTCGACCGGCTGCACGACGTTCACCAGCGCAAACGCCAGCGCGACGGCCTATACGATCACGCTCCCAGCAGCTTCCGGAACGCTTAATCTCTATAACAGCGCGACGCTGCAGGCTTCGCCGAGCAATCCGACCGGCACCACGAATACAACCGGCGTGATGATGGGTCTCGGCGGCACTTGCAAGCTTACGCCGACCTACAGCACTCGCGTCCAGATTTGGTTCATCGGCGACATTGGAAGCAGCGCGGCCGCCGATGGCGGCGTTTTCACGGCCTATTACGGGACCAGCACGGCACCGGGCAACGGCGTATCGGTAACTGGCACTGCGGTGAACGGCCCGATTTCGTCCATTGCCCAATCGGCCAATGCCAATCCGCGCATTCCTTTTACATCAGGCGGCATCATCACCGGACTGACCCCTGGCACTGCATACTGGTTTGATCTCTATCTCGCGGCCAATGGCGGCGGCACTGCAACCGCACTCAATCTGAACTGCACAGCTTTCGAATTTTAGGAGACTTAGCAATGAGGTTGCCACTTTTGTTTGCTGTCTTGGTCGCGGTTCTTGCGGCTGCTCCAGCGTTGGCACAGCAACAGGCATCGCCGCACGAACAGGCGCTTGGCGACAAGCTGCTTAACGAAATCAACACTGGCCTGATGTGCAATACATCGCTGATTTCTATGCGCGGCGATGTTGCCGCCAAAAATAAGCAGCTTGAAGACCTCGACAAGCAGGCCACTGAATTAAAGAAGAATATTGAAGATCTGAATAGCCAAGTCGCGCGCCTCACGAAAGAGCGAGACGACGCGCTCGGCGCAGCAAAATCCGCCAAATAGCAGTTCTGCCTATCTCCCGAATGAAAGATTGGCGCTCTTGGTTGCTCGTCGCTATGATCTACGGTAGTCTTTTAGCTCTTTTCGTAACCGCCTCGATCTTGGGCGCTTAACAGAGGAACATCATATGAAGTTTGCTTTAGTCGCATTTATGCTTGCGTTGCCTTCGGCGGCGTTTGCGCAGCAGCAGCAAATCTCGCCGAGTCAGGCAGCATTGCAGGTCGGTAATATCGTTAGTCAATTAGCTCAGGGTGCGGAGCAATCCATTGTCTTGCAAGGACAGCTAGCTCAGGCCCAAGCCAAGATCAAACAACTTGAGGAAGAGAAGAAAGCCAAGGAAGCGGAGCCGAAGAAAACCCCGTGAGTATCGCGGGCTGGTTTTGTAAATACCATCCGCAGACAATGTTGATTCGCGTTTATAGCGACCGAAATAGAGCGACGCGGAAAATCTTTTGTCCAGTGTGCGAGAATAAAAAATGGATGGCTTCGATCATCTTGGTTTGGCAGCGCGGGTTGCGTCGGCGTCAGAAAATCGAGGAACAGAGATGCCACGCAACTTTGGCCTCCCGCAACGCGACTGGTCCAAAGATGAGGACCACGACGCCAATCGCGCTTTCAGGCGCTTTGTTGTAGCCGTGATCGGAATTGTTGGTTCGTTGCTGATTGTCGGCGCGGTGGCGTTTACGACGTGGATTGCCAGCATGACGATCGCGTGGCCGCATGATAACGGCCGCTACGCCAATGACGTTTTGAAGCCGTGGTTTGACAGTCTCGCAAGTGGAAAAGGCTTATGCTGCTCATTTACCGATGGCCGTAAGATTGAGAACGCCGAATGGGGGACCGAGGACGGCCATTATTGGGTAGTTGTTGACGGCCAAAAAATCACCGTCCCCGACGAAGCCATTGTGCATGAGCCGAACCGGGCTGGCCTGGCGTATGTCTGGCCCTACAAAGGCGATGCCGGCGAGACACTGATTCGATGCTTTTTGAAAGGCACCGAATCATGAGGGACCCAGTCCTGCTCGCGATTACGGTTTACATGCTTTGCTGGGCGGTGCGGGAGTTGTGTCGGTTATGACCGCTATTCTCACGCTGGCAACACTTCAAAAACTTTGGCCGCTAGGCGACAGCACGGTCCCCGGCTTGCTTGAGGGCATTGCGGCTAGCGCGCCGACTGTGTTTGCGAAGTACGGGATCGCGACCGAGCTTGTTGTGGCAATGATGTTTGGCCAGTTTTCGGCTGAGACGGGGGGCGGTATTGAGCTGGTCGAGAACATAAATTACACGCCGGTTCGTGCTTGCCAAGTATGGCCTTCTAATTTCAGCAGCGTAGCACAAGTCTATCAGGTCACCAGATCATTTGCGGGTGATCCTGCGTTTGACGTTAAGCTGATAAATTACATCTACGGGACCGTTCTGGGGTCAGAGTTGGGCAATCGACCGGGGACGAACGATGGTTCGACGTATATCGGTCGCGGGCTTTCTCAATGCACGGGCCGAGGGGTAGCATCTCCCCCGAGCGGCTACATCGGCGTTGCACAACTGACCGGTCTCGACGTTCTCGACCATCCTGAAATTCTGACGGCACCAGCGACGACGCTAGAGTGCGGGGTTGCAGACTTCATCCTCTGCGGTTGCCTGCCATTCGCCGAGCAAGGCGATATTCTCAGCGTGACCAAAAAACTTAACGGCGGAACTATCGGATTGGCGCAGCGCCAAACATGGACCGCCTCTTGGAAACAAGCTCTCGGCGTATCAGCATGAGCCTCATCCGACCTTCCGATGTTATTTTGTGCGGTATGCCTTCCGAGTTCTCGCGGCTCAACGTGGCGTTTCCAGACAATCTCGTGCTGACCGGAACTGCAAAGAATAATCTGGCGACGCTCGTACCGGAAAATTGTACGCGGATCGTATCGATGGGGCTTTTCGGAGGCCTATTCTACCCGATGGCTATCGCCGATGTGGTGCTGGCATCTACCGTTGCGGACGGAAAAGGCAACACCTTCACTTGCGATCCGAAATGGAACAACGCGGTTTTACAGTTGGGCCGTAGCGTGGTGCCGAACTCGCCGGGGCCGGCTGATCCGGTGCCGGTTATGTGGAACAAGAATCTCGGCGTCGTGCCGTGGTGTTCGACGGGCATCATGGACCAATCGGATACCCAATTGCAACGCGCTGCGATTCACGCCGCTACTGGCGCGTGGGCAATGGACGACGAGACCTATTCCGTCGCCGTGTTCGCCAAAGCCAAAGGTCTGCCGTTCAACGTGTTTCGGTCGTGTAGCGATGACGCCAGCGAAACGCTCCCGCTCGCAGCTCGTGGCGCGATCATGTCCGCCGATGGTTCTGTGGATATGGCCTATCTGATCCAGCAACTCGAAACGGAACCATGGCTGCAAACTCTTGATCTGCCTAAGATAGCGGCGGATTACTATGCGTCGCTAGACACGTTGCAGAGCGCAGCGCGCGCATTGGAGGATTCAGGTGGCTAGGAAATACGGCTTCCCTCTGCCATACCAAATATCTGGCCTACAGGATTCGATAGGCATTTCGGATTTGCAGAGTGCTGGGCTATGGAACCAGATACCGGCCGATTTGCAGGCAAAATTGCAATCCGGCGCTGGTATTTTCTCCAGCGGCGTGCTATGTACGCAGGCCGACCTCGATGAGTTGCCCGATCCGGTGTGGGCGTTTATCGCCGAAAAACTTGGTCTGCAATGGCAGGCCGCAACAACGGAGAGTTAACCCATGCCGACCGTCGATCCGACAATCCGTTTCTGGATCAGCATTGTCATTACCGTAGCAATCGGAATTTCGAGCGGGACATTGGTTTTGACCAATGCCGTTCCGGCTAATCTCATCCAACCGTTGACCGCATGGTGCGGTATCATCGCTTTCGTCGGGTCAACAATAACGACTATCCTCAATGGAGGCGCTACTACTACGGGTAGCCGTCTTGCCAGCGCCTCGGCTATTCCAGAGGTTAAGTCTATTGTGACCTCACAGGCGATGGCCGATGCGACGCCGGCACTTGACAAGGTTGTAGGGCCGCCTAAAGCGACCGGCGAAAAGTGAACGTCCAACCTCGAACCAAAGGAACCTTACCATGCAGAACCTATCACGTAGATCGCTCTTGAGCAGCGCGGCGGTAGCCATCCCGGCCATCGCCGTTTCCGGCTGCGCCCTCTTTCAGCAGAACGCCAACGGCTCTTATGGACTGAGCGCGGCGGTTCTTACCTTTATCTCCAACGCGGTGGCGGCTGTAGCCAGTTACATTCCCGCCGCTGAAAGCATCGCAGCCACGGCCGCCAGCCTGTTCGGCCCAGCATACGCGACCATCGTAAGCATCGGGAGCACCGCGATCAACACGGTGATCTCGTATCTCCAGAACCTCGTGGCGAACCCGCCGACGCTGGGCGCATCGGGAAAGTCAAAGTCGGTATATGCCCGTTTCGGACTGCCGTTGCCGTCTAGCGGCGTCGTCGGCTACACGAAGAACGGCATCGCGGTATTTTCTGCGTAATGGGTCTATCGACCAAAGAGCGATGGGAGAGGGCCATAGTGGCCTTTCTCCTATCGGCCGCCGTCGTCATCGTTTGGCTGTTGGTGCGCGGATGATCTCACGAATAAGCAGACTTGAATCGCGCATCGAAGAATTGGAAGAACTGCTCGGTATGCGCGCGGTGTTACCGAGGATCACTGGTTTCGGCGTCAGAGAATGGAGCCTCCTTGGGCTTTTGGTGCGGCATCGGTTGGTGACACGCGAGTTTGCGTTTCCAGCGATTTACGGCGAACTCCATGAGGACGAGCAGCCGGCGGGCCTCCGCATCATCGACACGATTATTCATCGGCTGAGAGTTTTGCTTAAACCCCGTAACATCGTGATCGAAACGGAAAAACATACCGGATACTACTTCGATGAAGAAAATCGCCGCCGCGCTGCCGATCTGGTCGGAAGCAAGACCGATCCTCATAGGCCAATTGACGCTGGTCATGGGGGAGGCGGCGATCTTTTGGATCATTCGGGGAAGCGGGAAATGGGCCATCATGGGCGCGGCAACGGTTTGGTTGATCGCCCACACCTGGCTATGGCGCGCGACGATATGGCGGCACCAGAGCATAAGCAGACTCATCCGCATCATGCATGAGATAAAAAAATCATGAAGCGAGGAATGCTATTGCCGCAGCCAGGAGCCGTCAGGATTCGCTTGGGCGACTATTTGATTCGCGCCAATCTGCCGGTCGTGCCCAAGGTGTTTGGCCACGTCGGCAGAGCGCAGCCGCCGGTAGATGGTGGATGGGGAAACGTCGGAAACCGCACGGCTGGAGACTGCCCTATCGCCGGCGCAAGCCACGAGACGCAAACGTGGTTCTGGGCCACGGGGCGCCCGATCCCTCCTTTCACCGACGCCTCGGGTCTCGCCGACTATTCCCGCGCGCTAGTCGCTGCCGGCGGCTTACCCTATGACCCGAACAATCCAGCTACCGATACGGGACTCGATCCTGTTGTGCTGGCGTCATGGCGGCAGACGGTCGGCATTACGGATGCGGTCGGCGTCGTCCACAAGATTGGGCCGTTTGCGTCTATCAACGATCCTGACGAATTGGACTTGGCGGTTGTTCTATTTGGTGCCGCCGCTATCTGTTGGGTTTTGCCGGACAGTGCCGAGGGTCAATTTAGCCAGGGTGAAGTATGGGACGATACTAGCGCCGTCGGGACCGGAGGCCACTACACGGCGTATGTCGGACGCAACAGCGCTGGGAATCGGCAAGTCGTCACATGGGGCGCTTTACAGGCCACGAATGACGCCTATCTCGCCAAATACCAATATCCGCAGATGCGAGGGCTGGCCTATCTCAGCCGTGAGTATTTGATCGCCTCTGGAAATTCACCAGAGGCGATCAACTTCGCTCAGTTGGACGAGGACATGGCGAGCTTCCAAGAGCAAGGTGCCACATCATGAGCGCGCTCCGTCACGCCTTCACCGTCCTCGCTCTTTCGTGCCTCATCGGGCTGGCGGCCCTTTCGGCTGGTGCCGGCGCGATCTACCCCTCCGTGCATCAGTTACAGGTCGCGCTTCACATGGAGCCGAATACGCAAGTTCCGCAACTCATCGTCGTGGATGGCAAAGTATTTCATCCGCGTTACCTGAGAACCGAGGATCACTTCAATGGCGAGTACGCGGTGATCCTCAAATTGGATCGAGAGCGATGAGCCTGATAATCTTGATAGTAGATTGATGGGGAAGGGGCCAACAAAGATGAACAATGACGAGAATCATAATTCTCGACCTATCCCTGATCCGACGTACCTGACAACGCAACAGTTAATCCGCGAGCAGGCCGGACTAAAGGAATTAGTCCTCAGTGTTGTCGAGGGTAATTTCAAAGTCATCGACACGCGCCTCACCGGAACGGATAGGGCTTTGGAGTTGCTGGCTACTCAGCAGGGCGAGCGCCAAAGCAATATTGATTCCAGCGTGGCACAGTTACGTGCGCTGCACGACGAGAAGTTTACCAGCCTCCAAACGATCTCAACAGAAATCGATAAGCGCCTCGAACAGCGGTTCACCAGCATCGATACTCAGTTTGCCGAAAGAGACAAACGAACCGAACAATTGAGCCTAGCCGACAAAACCGCCATCGCCGCCGCGTTGCAAGCGCAGAAGGAAGCCGCCGGCGCCACCAACGAAGCTAACGGCGCGGCCTTGGCCAAGATGGAAGCCAACTTTGCCAAGCTGATCGAGCAAGGGAGCGCCTTGGTTGCGTCGGTCAGCAAAAACCTTGACGACAAAATCGCTGACCTCAAATCGCGGATGGATCGCGGCGAAGGCAAGACTAGCATTGCCGACCCAGCAATATCGGCGCAGCTCCAAATACTCACGGCGCAGATGGCGTCGTTGAGCGCGTCGCGCGATACGCACGCTGGCAGCGAGAAACAGGTCGCCGATGGCACCGCTCGCATGTGGAGCATAATCGCAATCGTTGTCGCGGCGGCGGTTGGCCTCGGCGAGATTGTTGTCCACCTTCACTAACGGAGAAACACCATGAGTCTCGGTCTAATACTCGTAATCATTTTGGTCATAGTTCTGCTCGGCGGTTTCAGCGGAATCGGCGGCGGCCGGTTTTATGGAACCGGATATTACGGCGGCAGCGGGATCGGCCTGATCCTCGTTATCGTCCTAATTTTGGTCTTGATCGGCCGCATCTGACGCGCTAGTTTGCCGCCTTCCCCACCATAACCCCGGCTTTGGAGAACCGTGACCGCGCGCATCAATGCAACCTTGCCACAAAAGGAGAAATCCCAACATGACAAAGCTCGCAGCAATCCTCGCGATCCTCGGACTGACAGCCTTCACGCTACCGGCTCAAGCCTATTGGACTTCCGATCTTGCCATAGGGCAAGCCGCCCATGCGTCTAAACAGCATTGGGGCACCCATACGGCCCATTACGCTAGAACGCACAGGATGCGATATGCGGGCTATGGCAACGGCCTATCCCAAGCCTGCCGCCAAGCGGCCTCGATGGGCGGCCCTTGCGGCTGTATAGCGGCTGAAAAGCTACTCGGCACCAGCGCCCATGTCGTCAACGGGGTGAACGTGTGGTTGGCGAACGGCTGGCTCGCCTTCCCCCGGACATCCCCTGCACCTGGTACGGCAGCAGTCTGGCCCGGTCGCCACGTTGAGGCGGTTGTGGCCGTCAACGGCGACGGCACAGTGTCCACGGACGGCCCCTATGGCACTCGGCGCGTCAGGATCGGTAGCGTCGTGTTCGTCGATCCGCACGGCGCAGCGCGCACCCGCTACGCCGCCGTGTCCTACCGCCATCGTTACCGGCATCGACACTACGCAGGCGCATGACACCCGCTGTCTGGCATCTACTCATCATCGGGGCGGCGTGCTCTGGGCTCGCTGCCCTACTTTTCGCGTGGTGGATGATGGTGGCGGATCGGGAAGGCGATTAGCACTCATTCGTGGGCATCACCGCACGCAATCGCCATCAGCGAACGTGAAGTCCAAATCATCAATTCGATCACCCCACACATCAACGCGATCCTGAATGTATTGTCTAATGTAATGCCGGACTTCGGATCGGACTTGTTCGATGTTCCTCCCAATCACTCTGGCCACCATCACACCGTCTTGAAAGATGCGGAAGTCATATTCGTATGGTGCAGTCATGGCGTTGATCTCTTGTTACTGCGATGTGCTTCGAGCATTTCGAGCGCCGGCCGTTTTGTCATCGTGACTGCCTAATCTTCCCACTGTGAGCATATGCGATCTACTTCCATGCGATCTGCCGGGCTTAGTTCGTCAATGCCGTACTTCGCCAGCACGGCTATGAGAACATCCTTGTGCATCGAGACGCGGCAAAGTTCACGACACCGCTTCTTGAGCTTGTCCACAGACCAGTCCTTGTAAGCGTCGTCGAGCGCGCTGGGCACAGGTGTAGGGCCTCCATGAAAGCTCGACAACAACGGCGTGCTCTCTTCCTGTTCCTTAAAGCCGAGACAAAATAGATTCTCGTGTGCTGGAGGAGGTGATTGCCTGTAGTTCATGGCTCATCCCCTGTGATGGCGTGCGTGGGATTGTGCTAATCTACAGGCCCCTGGCTTGGTTGACAACTGGTAAATACAGTCACGATGAACGGTCAAAAACCCCTATTTCTTCGATATTTCTGTCCTATTGCTGAATATGACGTTGCCAGTATCCGCTAAAATCAACTGCGGCGCTCGAATTGGACGGCGTGGCGTTGGATGAGATTTAATAATCCCGTATCGAAAT